ATCGTGCATTCCTCCACTCGTTGGTGTGGTGAGGAATGCGTTTTACTTTGCGATTTTCCTGTTCAATACGTTCATTTTCAGAGCTGACCCCAATGGCACACAAGACGAGTGCTGCGGCGAGGAAGCTACACGAAAGGAAAACGTATCCAAATATTGCTACCACGCTTTGGCTTTTCTGAATTGCATCGCCACATCCTACCGAAAAGATTGCTAACGCGATTCCAAGCGTACAAAGGACATTAGCTTTCAGGCTTTTCACTCTTATTACCTCCAAAACTCAGTATCCATGCCGTAGCCATTGCCACAGATGCCGTGATGATTCCACGGGCAGCTGATGCACCTACCAGAATTTCGATGTGATGCACCATCCAGAAGTTCAACAGAAATACCGCCAAAACCACCGCCAGTGCTATGCCCCACATCAGGGCAACTTCAATAAATGCTTTCATCTTGTCTCCTTTCGTTTTTCGCCATTGCAAATCACGGCTATACCATGCTTTGCCTTTGCTTTTCTGCTCCTAGCTACTCAATGCCTTAGCCTATCGTTTCTATTCTTTGCCATTGCTTATCAAAGCTACGCCTTGCATCCATAGCCTTTGCTGCGCCGCTCGTGTCGGTTCCATGCGATTCCATTGCTCGTCTGAGCCTTGCTCCGCCATGCCTTTGCAGATCCAATCAAATCAGCGCATCGCCGTTGCCGCTCAAGTCGCTTCGTCTCCAAGCGTTGCCTTAGCATTTCTGAGCCAATCGTCACTATTCCGTTGCCGTTCCACACCTAGTGCAGCACAGCCTTACCCTGCCATAGCGGTTAATTGAGGATTTCGTAGGTATAACGGCCTTTGCCGCTGTTGCGCCACTGACCGATGCCACGCAGAGCACCGTAGTCCAGCCACTCACGCACGACCTTCTCGTGAGAATCGTCCAGAAGAACGATTTCAAACTCGCAAGTCGAGCCAGCGGGAATCTGCTCGCTGTTGGCAAGGCTTACACGTTCACCCTGTGCAGTCTGGGCGCGGAGAGGGCGCTGGCACTCGGTAATCTCACCGTTCACATGAATGGGAATCATGCGGGGCTGAACGAAAATCAGACCATCAATGACCTTCTTGTAGGCCGTCAACTTGCCGCTTTCGTTCACGGCCTTCTTCTTGCCAGTTTCGGTTTTGCCACCGATACGACCCAGCATACCGCAAGAATCCTTGAAGAAGCCCTTGATTTGGTAGTCATACAGGATGGGTTTGCCGTTCTCGTTGCGAGGGAACACGGTCATGCCCTTATCTGCCACAGCATCAGCGCCAAGAGCGGCAACTTCGTCCTCGATAGTGCTTGCGTCCGGGGACTTGCTGGCAATGAACTCTCGCGCAATGTTCTGGTTGCTAGGCCAAGTGCCGAGAACCGCTTCGGTGAATGTGATTCTGACTTTGATTTTTTTCATTTTTGCTCACTCTTTCTTTCTCGATATGTTCCAGTCTTAAAGATTCACGCTTTTGCCAGCGCTTCTTCCACGGACTGCTTTTGTTGAAGTTGCTTATTGCTTTCTTCATCGTTTGCCATCCTCCGCTTGCGTTGGATGTGTTCCAGCCGCTCTTTCTCCCGGATGTGCCAGTGGATTTCACGTTGGCCATAATACTTACCGTTCATCAGGAGGGCCTACCTTTCCCTGTGCAAGCAAAGTACTGTAATGGCCGTAGCTTATTCCAAGCTCTTTTGCTTTATCGTTCATCTGTTTGATGGTGTACTTCGGCTTAGGCTTTTCTTGTGTCTGGTTTCCTTCCGGTCTGGCCTTGCGGGTGGGAGACTTGATATAATCCGAATGCTCTTTCCACCACTTGGCCATCTGCTTACGCTTTACTATATTTGCGCATTTCTGGTGATATTTTTGATGCTCATACAGCTTGCGCATTGGCTTTTTACACCACTCGCAAGGGACAACTCCATATGGAGCGCGTCGCGCTGCTTGATTCTCTCTCCTAACTAATACTGCGCATTCTTCGCAATACCGTTTTGTCTTGATGACTTCGCCGAGAGTCGCTCCGCAGCGTTCGCAGCTCTTAACCTCCATCTGACTCACTTGCCTTTCTCAAGACTCTTTCGTTGTGTTCGGAAAAGCACTGGTCGAGAAACTGGATGAACTTTGCGTTTTTCTCTGCGTCTTCCGGAGTACAACCGTTCTCCACAAAGCGCCTTGTCGCCTGCTCACGCTTAAAATCCGAGTAGGTCTTGGCCGCAGCGTCAATGGCGAACTTGGCTTCTTCGGGGTACTCAAGGTAAATTTTAATGGTCAGATACCTTTCCATGCTCATTCCTCCGCTCTCTGGCTTTTCTCTGCTCTCAAGAACAGATTAACGAAGTAAACTTGCCCGATACCAGTCACTTTAGGGGTTTTGTTGATGGAAGTCTGTCCGTCTGAGTGCGCAATGGACGTTTCCTTGATTTCAAACAGTCGAAGTTCCATAGACTTCTGGGTCGGCATATTGTAGTCCGTCCGCTTTCTGTCCTTGATTAGGTATCCGTTCTCACGCAGCCATGCAAACAAGCGGTTCTGCCCCATCTGGATGCCGTTCTGTGACAGCAGCTTTGCCATTTCACCAACAAGAATGCTCTGGCTGCTTGCGCTCACTGCGTCAGCAAACAGCGCTTTCGGCTTCATGGTTTCAATCTGCTTGTCCTTCTCTTCAAGCTCTTCGTGCGCTGCGATCAGCGCAGTTGCAAGAAGCTGCGACCGGGTAAGCTGCGGCTGTTCGGTCAGCTTCTTCTCCATCTCGTTGAACGCTGCAATGTACTTGAGCTTCCACTCAAGAGCAGCCTTTCCAGTGAAACCCATAGCAAGGAGCGTGAAACCGTCACGGTTCATCAGGTAAGCCCTCTGTTCCCTTCCGTAGCTGTCCGGCGCTGTTGTTTCGAAGAACATCTCCCCAAAATTGGGGACATCTTTTTTCATTGCGTCAATGTCACGCATAACGTGGTCGTGACGTTTTTCGAAGTTTTCTGCAATCTGGCGACTAGACGCTACTGGCTCGCCGCTTTGCATAGATAAGACAATGTCGCTCATTTTCCCTCTCTTTCCTTCAGCAGCTCTTCCAGAGCTTCTTTCACCTTAGCTTCCGCATTTTTAGGCTCACGCTTACCGTTCAGGATTTTTCCCAAGTATTCCGGTGCGCATCCCATTTTTGCAGCAAGCTCTCTGATTTCGATGCTGTTAACGTGAAGCGTTCCCACAACATCGCCTGTCCACTTAGGAAGCAAATTTTTTCTCCTTTCTTGTTCTAGTACTTGAACTTTTTGAAAGAATATGATAATATTATGGTGTCAAGCAAAAACATTATCGAGCGTTCTTCTATTTGTTCAAAGCCTTTAATTTGTTCTATTGATTGAACTCGGTAGCCCTATTAAAGCACAAGCAATAGAACTTTTCAAGTGTTTTTGTTCAATTGGTAGAACTTTGTCATCTTGTACAAACGCTGGAGGTATTTTTTGTGTTTTTTGACAATTTCGTAAGGCTATGTGAGCAAAAGGGAGTAAAGCCGTCGCGTGCTTTGACTGAAGCTGGCGTTCCGAAATCTGCTTATAGCTATTGGAGAACCGAAGCCAGTGCAGGGAACGATGCAAAGCCGACCAATCAAAATGCCGTTAAGCTAGCACAGTATTTCGATGTTACGGTTGATTACCTTCTCACTGGCGTCCAAAAAGAAAACCCGCCCCAGCAGCCGCAAAGCGAAGTTGACGCGGATATCAAATGGATTGAGCAGAAGTTGGTGGAGATGCCAAAAGAAAAGCGCGAAGCCTTGATGAAGCTTATTAAAACGATGTGAAGGGGATGCCAATGAAAGGAACGAGCTTAGATAAGGCAGTTTTCTTTGGCGGCATTGGACTGCTTGTTTTTTCTTGTAGCCTGCATGGGACACCCAGTGCTATTGTTGGTATTGCTGGAATTGTTCTTTGCTGTTACAAGTGGCAGGCCTGCTTTGGCACAAAAGCAGAAAGAAAAGCCAAAAAAGAAGCACAAAAAGTTCAAGCAGAAATGGAAGCGGCGCAGGAAAGAGAAGAAATCAGGGCTGCGCATAACCCTGTAAAAGCAAAAATTATTGTTTCCAACACTAGCAAAAAGGCAGGGAGTGCTGCCATCCGTACTGCCATTGGCAGTTCAATTGCTGGACTGCCCGGTGCTGTTTACGGAGCAGCATCCGCAAAATCTAAAACCAGCGTCACGTTTTATGTGACGTATGAAGATGGCCACAGCGGAACTGAAACCGTAAAATCTGATTCTAGCCGGTTCTTAAAACTGATGAAGGTCTGTGAAGATTGACCCGGTACAAATAAAACCCCTTGTGCCGGGCTTTTGGCAGCCTTATGCGCAAGGGGTTTTGTCATGCATTGGTTATCACTTCTTTTGCTACCGGAATCTTTTCAGGATGTTCCAGCAGCCATGTGATAAACTGGTCAATCTTGGCTCTTTCCTGCTCGCTCATTGTGGCATACCCTCCCGATCAGTAAGTGCGGATGTTTGTTTGAGTCCATTTTACATCATTTTATTGTAAGTTCAAGGTATTTTTAACAACTAGTTGGAAAATAGTGCAAAAATGCTCAATTTTCTGTGCATCCACAACTTCCGTCTGGAAACCCATGAGCGTTTAAGTCAAAAGGGACAGCGCCTATCCATCTTTCCTCCAATCACAGCTCTACGAGCTGTCCGTCAATGTTTTCGATGCTATCTGCCGGGTCTCGTCCATCGTCTAAGGCGGCTGCGGCACGTTCTAGGATGCCTTTCGCTTCGAGGTAAGCATCTTTATCAGCTTCGTACCCCGAAAGGCTCAGGACAAGCTCCAGCGTCCGTCTGCGAGCGTATGGGATAATCAGAGTATCTACAGTTCGGTTCATTAGCTTTCCTCCCACGGTTCAGGTGTGTGTGGCTTCCCATCGGGAACGCTGGCAGGCATTCCGTCGATGATTAGCATACGTTCATGGTTCCAGATTACAGTTTCTTTCATTTTGCATTTCCTTTCTCTTTGGAAATTTTTGACAATACAGTTATACCACATCTCGCTGTTTCAATGAAACAGCGAATTTTTTCAATTATTGTTTCACATTTTGAACAATATATCAGTTAAATTTCTTTGATTTTATATCATTTTGTCGAAAGAGGGGTATTTATGGATGATTATAGGATACGAGTGGCAAAAGCGTTAGAGATGGCAAGAGCAGAATCCGGACTTAGCCAACAGAAGCTTGCAGACAAAATGGGTATAGGCCGAACATCCATTTTTCGTTACGAGCAAGGGACAATGACCCCAGATGCTCCTACTATCATAAAGTGGTTCGTGTGCTGCGGTGTTGCGGCCAAACCGTACATAGACACCTGTTTGCATCCCGGATTATTGGAAAGTCTGGCTGGCGATGCCAGCACCGAGAGAAAGAGAGATACGCTGATAGAGCATATCAAAGAAGCCCATCCGCAAGAAATCGACCTGCTGTGCTATCTGATCTACGGCAATCACGGCTCAGATTACCTTGCCGTTCTGTGCGAAATGGTAGCCAACCTTCACACGACTTTGCGTGATCGTGTGTCCGTCTGCCGCACCGTCACAGGACATTATGAGATGGCACAGGCCACCAAAACCGACCCAGACCCAGACGGAACACAGCCTAATATGCAGATTTTATATCAGGCACAGGACTGTGGGGAAGCTTCGGCCATGAAGCGAAACGATTCTTATACCATCAACGAAGAAAACATTTTGCGCTGATTGTCGAATTATCGAAGTTTTTACGGTATACAGGGGGACGTGTTCCACTTTTTGTACACAATAGACCTGTTATAAATATAGTTTTGGGTTGTCATTTTGTCCCCCATAGAGTCGTAAATGGTGGATTTTTGCGGATGTAATTAACGAACTCGCGTGAAATTTTCGTTCGTCAAAGCGTGACTTGTCAATTCGTCCCCTATTGATGTAATTGCGCTCCATTTTCTGTACACGATAGAACCGTCAGGTAGATTATAGGGCTTGATGGACGTTTTTTTTATTCAGCAAAAGAAGTTGTCGTTTTCCACAATCTGCCCGTTGAAGAGAAGAAATTGTTGAAAATGTATCGTCGTCACTATTTGATGATGATTATTTATCTCTTGTTTATCTCTTGTTTATATATATAGTAAGAACGTGTACAAAAAGTGGAGCATTGTGTACATAAAGTGGAGGAACGTGTACAAGAAGTGGAGTGTATCGTGTACAAAAAGTGGAGCATCGTGTACAGAATGTGGAAGTCGATTGTTGAAAAATAATTGTGTACAGAATCATTGACGTGTACACGATGCAGTGGTATAATAGGGTAGAAGAAATGAGGTGATGCAATGCCAGAATTGACAGGAAACAATCTTGTCGAAAAGAGCAAGGCATTGGTTTGGGCGAAGTTTACGGACTACACAGCAGGCGAGCTTCGGCTGCTTGAGGTCTATCTGAGCCGTATCAATCCGAGAGACCCAGAAAGCTCTAACGTGTCGTTTACGCTGGCTGAATATTGCAAGCTGCTGGATTTGAAGCTCAATTCAAAGAACTTGAAGTCGCAAGTTAAGCACTTTTTGGGCAACGTGGTTTCAGTACCACTGAATGCAGATGGAACGGAATATGTGATGTATCCACTGTTCACAAAGGCAGAGGTTAAGTTCAATCGGGAATCCTTGTCCTATGATGTTTCAATCAACTGCAATCCTGACTTACGGCCTGTGTTTTTCGATATTGCAAGAAGCGGCTACGTCAAATATCGCCTGCGCTATACGATCGGGATGAAGCAGCAAGCGTCTATTCTGATGTACAGCATGATTCGTGATTGGATGAACCACTCATTGTCATCGAACAAGATTGGCTTGAAGCAGTTACGTGACCATATAGGAGCAAACGACCCAAGTTATGACGACTTTCGGGCTTTACGGCGCAGAGTGCTCGAACCAGCAGTAGAGGAAATTAGCAATGTTTCGGATATTGTCGTAGACTTCGAGAAGATTTGCATGGGTCGAAAGGTTGTAGCTGTTGAGTTCCGATTCGCATACAAGTCCAACCAGCCCGCCATAGATGCCGATTTTAGCGAGGTTAAGGATAGCACGGTAAATTCCAAGCCGAGCGAGAAAAAAGAAAGCAGGAAACCCCGCACAAGCGGATATGATGGATACGATTGGTCTGTATGTGATGCGCTGTCGGTTCAAGAGTGTATCGAGGTTGCAAAGGTAGTTGAGGTAAAGATGATGGAAGAGCATCCATCTATCAAGCTACCAAAGCGAAGAGATGCAGTCTACGACATTGTAAAGGCTGCATGTGCAGATATTCTTTCAATCAATCGTGACCCTTGGCCTGACCACCCGAAGCGGTATCTGATCGGCAGCTTGAAGAAAGAAGGTGCGATTGACGAATATCTTCCTGCGTTTTATGAAATTGAAGCAGTGAATGGAGGCAAAACATGAGCGTTGAGATTCCAAAGCCCGAAAGAAAAACGGCAAAGTGGGTATATTGCAGAAAACAGACGAAGATGGCAATGAATACGGCTATTACGAATGTTCTGGCTGCAAAATGTTTACAGTTCAAAACGGATTTTATAATTGGTGCGCACTTTGCGGCGCATATATGACCAATTCTCGTAAAATTCTTAAAGATATGATGACGAACAAAGATATGCCCGAAGTCAGCCATCGTCAGATGCTTCCCCTTGGCGTTAAAAAGATTGACATAGCAATGAGAAAGCATGCTGCAAAATAATCAGACGCATCAAATAAAAGAAAGAGTGATAAAATGGCAAAAATTATAGCGGTCGCCAACCAGAAGGGCGGCGCAGGAAAAACCACAACAAGCACCTGTCTGGCTGGTGCGTTGCAGTTGCTTGGAAAGAAAGTTCTGATGGTGGATTGCGATGCCCAGTGCAACGCAACAGACACTTACGGCGCACAGACAGAGGACGTATGCACCCTGTTTGATGTGATGACCCGGCAAGGAACGGTAGAGGAAGGAATCCAGCACTGTGAAGCTGGTGACATTCTGCCGTCTGATAACGCATTGAAGGACATTGACGAGCAACTTGTCCGGGACATGGGTAAGAACTTCCGGCTGCGAGAAGCCCTTGAAAGCGTGTCTGAGCAGTATGATTACATCGTGCTGGACACTCCCCCGCAGCTTGGTCTTGCGCTTGTGAACGCTCTGATCGCCGCCAACAGCATCATCGTACCCATTACGGCAGACCGATATGCGCTTGCCGGATTGAGCCAGCTTTCGCAGACCATTGGTGACGTTCGCAGATATTTCAACCCGACCTTGAAGATTGAAGGTCTGCTTCTGAACCAGTACAAGAGCCGTGAAAACCTGTCAAAAGAGGTTGTGGAGCAGCTCCCGGTGATTGCACAAAGCATGGGAACAAAGCTGCTTGACGTGAAGATTAGACCGTCTATGGGCGTTCGTAAAGCGCAGGCAGAGCGGCACAGCCTGTTTAGCGGTGACACGGCAAAGAGTACCAGCGCAGAGGATTTCAAGGCGTTGGCGCAAAAAATTGTAGAGGGGGATAAAAATGAATGATATATACCCGCACCTTGTAGGAATGACGTGCATCGAAGATATAAGACGGGTTTATTTCTTAGATCTTGGTGTTTCATTTAATGAATTGTCGGATGAAGAAAAAGAGCTTGCATATAATTCTCAGCAATACCTCGCTAAAAAATACTGTGAAAAACTGAAAGAAAAGCTTTCCGAGAATCAGTGGGCGCAGTCGAAGCACAAACTTCCAAATGAATCAAACAAATACGTTATTGGATTTAGTGAAGACGAATACGATGTAGAAATCGTAAGATACGAAAGAGGTCTTAAAAAGTGGATAGGCAAAGATGGGAAATTGCACAACATTACACATTGGAAGTCTTTACCGGCTGTACCAGACCTCGAAGATGAAGATTGGGAGGAAGAGGAATGAAATCAACCAGCAAAAAATCCACAGGCTTGCTTTCAAGGCTTTAGCAAAGATGATTGTGAAGGGAAAGAAAATGAGTAAAATTATAAAGTCATGTCCGTTGTGTGGAAAAGACATTGTGGTAAGTGTTTTGTGCCAGTATTCTTTAGATTACAAAATAAGGAAAAACGGTAAGATTTCAACAAAATTTAAGAAAACAGAATGCGGAGGAATCGGCTGTTCTGTCGCATCTTGCGAAGATTATGAAAATTGTGATGCAAGATGGGAGGAAAATGAATTTTTTATAGATGAAGAAGGTCAGTTTGTTGATGAAAAGTATTGTAAGGAAGGTACAGAAGAATGAAGTCAACCAGCAAAAAATCTTCGGGTCTGCTTGGCGGGTTTGATTTTCAGCCGGTTTTTTCGGAACAGACATTAAGCCGAAGCGAGCCAAAGGAAGAAGAAGTAAGCCAAGCAAAGCCGAACGAAGCCGAACAAGCACCGATTAAGCCTAGTGAAGCCACAGACAGCCATACACAGCCAAATGAAGCACAATTAAGCAGTATTACGCCAAAGCAAGCCAAAGATAGCGAAACACAGCCGAACAATGCCGTAGTCAGCGAAAGTAAGCCAAAGAAGCTGAAACAGGCGAAGGAAATTCAACGTCTTATCGAACAAGGCGATATATCCGGCGCACTTGCCGAAGCTGGTTTGACAAAGAAAAAAATCCCGATGCCGGAATCGCATCAGGGTGTTGCAAGTGGTGATGGCAAGCGTTCCAAGCGCATTACCATCCTTATGAGCGAGGAAGAGCGCAAGTATATCAACCGTGAAGCAAGGCGACACGGCATGACGATTGGACAGTTCGTGTACGCTCTGGCGGTTGCGGCAGCAGAGGGAAAGATTGAATTGGAGGATTTCTTGGAGGATTGACGATAAAAGTTAAGGTTTAGAAAGGATTTGCTATGACTTACGGAGAAATGAACAACTATATCACCCATATTAGTGACAATGACTTGGTTGCGTTGTGCAAGAGCGTTTACGAGTTCAAGAATGGAAACGGAGTGTTGGAGCCCACTTCGACACTCAAGATTTTATCAGAAAATTTACAGTTTCCCGATGTGAGAGCGTTGGAATATGCCATTACGGAAGAAGCGCATAAACGATACGGTCAAATTGTTTTACTTCTTATGAAAGACGCTCCGGCGCATTATTTGAAATAACAATAAGAGCTGAGATTTCTGAATCTTTTGGAAGACTGATATGACGAAACAAGAGCAAGTTGCAAGAATTGCAAAATACTACACAACCTTCCACCTTTTTGGAGATTGGTACCTTGTTCGGCGTTGGGCTAGACACTGCCATAGTTGGAAGCGGTTCATTCCATTGTATATGCTAATGCACATTAAAGAAGAATAATCTATGTGAGATGAGAAAAATGCGTACATACAAGCCACGCAAGCACAGAAGCAAAGAGGAACAAGCTAAAATCAACGCAGAGGTAGCAAAACGTAAAGCAAAACTGGCTGAAAAGTACAATACTGACACGCAGTATTACAAGGGTATTCCTGTTGAGCTGATTGTAAGAGAGGACTACGGTTGCTACAAAGCAAAGCGTTTCAAAATCAATGGGAGCAATCAAAACGTGTGGATCCCAAACTGCTATCTTGAAGATGACGGAACAATCAAGGCGAATGTGAACATTGATTTTGTATTCCGTAAGTCTGTAAACCAGTTAAACAAAGCTGGAATCACGCAAGCGATTATTGGTATCAAACGTAAAATGCCGGAAGCAGATGTGCCGAATCTCAAAAGCGCAATGCAAAAAATCGGAGATACAGGAACTTGATAAAGCACAAACCCCTGTGTAGCCGCAATGACCGCACAGGGGAGAAAGGAAACACATGGGACAAAAAGTGTTAGGGCACTACGAATCACACTGGTATCTCAATGGGACAGGCGGTGACATATACGAAGGTAAGATGGTCTTTCGGGATAAAGATTGGCGTATAAGATATATGCCAAACCAATGCGTTGAAACCTATTATTTTAGATTAAAGAAAATAAAAGATGATTTTAAGAGCAAAGGGCAAAAAGAAGGAAATTATAAAAACATTGCATGGATAAAATTTTCCGAATTGAATTGGTTTGAACGAAGAAAGCGTCCAGATTGGTTTAAGGTTCAATTTCTTTCAAATGGACTTGATAGTCCAAAAACACAATGGTATACAGTCCACGATTTGTCTGGTATCGAAGAAAAGAAGCATTGGGTTGAGGAAAAACGCCAATACACAATGAAAGAACTTTCAGAGAGAATGCCAGCAGAAGATTTTATCGAGTATATGAAAGATAGAGGAATAACGACAATCCGATAAGCGAAAAACACCCCTGCGTAGCCATTAGTGGTTACACAGGGGTTCTGCTTTACTTATCAGCAATGCAATCCCAGTAGAGATACGCCTTGCCATCTGCGGCATCCGCGTCCTCAAGGAACGCTTTTGCCATGTCAGCGTAGAAGCCCGGAGTATCAACGGACTGGCGCTTTGCGACCTGACAATAATCTGAGTACATCATGTTCATGACAGCCCAGAAATCGTTCGGGTCACAGGTGATATTGCGCTGTTTGGCAACGTCCTGCGTCTGTTCCAGCGTCCAGTGACAGCCCTTTGTGCCATCGGCATTCACCATGCTGTCACACCATTCCTCTGCTTCATCGTGAGTGAGGTGCTGGCGTGGCATCTTGATGGAACGGCTGTCTGCACTGCCATGCTCATATTGCCCAGACCGCTTGTCCCAATCGCCATGCTGCGAGAAGCCGATTTGCGGCATTCTGCGCCCATTCTCTACGTCAGGGTAGCGGGGGATAGGGTAGGGGTCGATGTAGCGGTTTTCCTCCTGCGGATAATAGGGATAGCGGTCGTTGTCGCCTTCCAGCTTGCGCAGACGGCGTTCCATCTCACGCTCCCTGCGGTCACGCTCTTCTTCAAGGCGGTCACGCTCCGGCTCACGGTTTTTGTCGTGGTCACGGAGCATCATCATGCGGCGAAAATTGTTCTTGCCCATAATCTACACCTCCTCAAGAAATGGACGCGGGCGCACCAGCGTGGGAACGGCAGAAGCAGCCAAGATATTTGAACGTGCCGGTGCCGGTCGCAGACGTTGCCACACGGGTAGCGTAGCGCGTGCGAGTGTGGATGCTCTCAGCGGTTGCCTGAGCGCAGTTGCAGTCGGTCAGAGGGTATGCGGTCGTTCCTGCACCGATGGTAATGACCACAGGAGCGTTGATGGTGGTCGTGTCCGGCAAAGCCTGAGCAATGACCAGACAATATTTTTCTCCTGCTGCGTAAGAGCCAGCAGGGATATTGATGGTCAGAGTATCATTGGAGAACGTCACCGACTGGCTCAAGACCAGATGGGGGCAGAGTTTGCAGCTTGTTTTGCAAGCCATAATGTTTTCCTCCTAAAAAATCAGGGGCAGAGGTGTCTCACCCCTGCCCCGATGGTTCACCCGGTGTTATCGGGGAGTGTGTTGGTTAGCAGCAGCCGCAGCAGTTCACGCCCACGTTGGGATTTGCCACCTGATAAGCGGGAATCGGACGAGGATTAACCCGGTTCAGGATGGTATCAGTCTGCTGAGACATCACGGTGGTCAGAAGCGCATTCTGACGATCCTGAGAAGCGGCGAACTTCAGGCTCTGGTTCTCAGCGGTCAGAGTAGCGATCTTGTCCTGCGTGAAGTAGTCCATCATGCTGCGGAAGTTGGCATTGCAGTTGTCCACGATGGCACGGGCGTTGTCTGCGATAGCCTGACGGGTAGCGCAGTCCTCCGTTGCGATGGTGTACTTCAGATCGCCGATCAGCTGCTTGTTCTCGCAGCAGCAAGATGCCAGCTGCGTGGCAAGTGCGGTCTGACCTGCCTGCCGTGCGTTGCCCTCCTGCATGATGGCAAGGCTGATGGCATTGTCGCCGTTGGACACGCTGCGTTCCAGACCGTTCACCAGCTGAGCGTTCTGGTAGCCAAGCTGACAGATGGCGCTGTTCACGCCTGCAAAGCCGTTCGCGATGTTTGTGTTGACGCCATTCATCTGTGCCAGCTGGTCATAGCCAAGAGAGCAGATGCCGCTCTGGATGCCAGCCAGAGAGCGGGAGGTATCCTGCTGGTAGAAGCCCTCAGACAGAGCCGCGCGGGTGTCTGCGCCACCCTGACCAGTTGCGCCAGTGCCGACCAGATAGGGGATGTAGCTCGCCATACCGTTGTCGCTGCCGTTGCGACCATTGCCGTAGTTGCCCCATCCGAAGATGATGGCGAGGATGATAACCGCCCACAGACCTTCGTTGCCGAAGAATCCGCCGTTGTTATTGCCGCCGTCCTGCCCAGCCAGATAGCCAGTTGCAAAATCGTCCATAACAAAACTCCTTTCAGTTTTGCGTTATGCCATCCCACCGCCGTATGCGATGGGCGAAGCCAAACAAATGCGGTTTTTGTCAAGTCCGCAAAACTGAGAAGCATTTCGCTTAGAGGGATGCGTTATCGGGGAAGCGTCAGATTCAGGGCGCTTGCCAGCTGGTTCAGGTCGATGCCACGCTCTTTGGCGAGGTTCTGCGCCATCGTTCGGAGCTGCGCTTCGTTTTTGCCCTGAATCAGGTTCAGCCCCTGCATGATAGGGGCGCTCTGCCCACCCAACTGTTGGATAAGCCCCATCGGGTTTTGTCCGGCTCGAGCCAGATTTGCAAGCTGCATGATAGGGCTGTGAGTAATCATATCAAACGGAGAGGGCATCGCTTATTCTCCTTTCTTCGCTGTGACAGCGGGCTTAGAAAAGCTTTTCTGCCACTTTTCCAGTTCATCCAGCCGATGCACAAGGGCGTTGTACTGCTCAATAGGCACATACTGCTGTGTCGGTGCAGCGGTCTGCTGTGCCTGTTGCGCTTGCATCTGCCTCCACGCTTCCGGGCTGTAAAACTCTAACACGTCAGATTCACAAGTGTTTGGATTCAGCCGCTTGCAGTAGATGACTCCACTACGCAAATCCGGGCAATACGTCCATCTTCCGTACAGATCAGATGGAATCGCCAGAAATTCTTCCCTGCTGGAAACGGGTCTGCCAAGCAACCAACCGCCGTCCTGTGCCGACTGCTGAACAGGCTGTTGCCCATTCATCGGCTGCTGGCGCTGCGGTTGCGCCTGTTGCATCTGCGTGTTCGGCAGGGGAGTGGCAAGCCCAACTGTGCCCATGCCGCCGTAAGGATTGACAGGCTGCTGCGGAACGTAAGGCGCTCCGGGTGCCGGATAATAGCTCATAAAACATCCCTCCTTGTGTTCCCAGTGTACCGCATCGGCAAAAAGCGAAGGACAACGAAGGTACAACGAAGGGCAAAAAAGAAAAGCGCCCACACGGAAAAATCCGCATGAGCGCTTAACTGTTAAGGGCCTCACATTGGAAGCGAAAATAAAATATCACATTTTGACTTGCAAGACAAGAATTTCGGCAAAACTAGTGCGAATAAAACAAAAATCCCCCACTTTGCCTACAAAGTACCCCGCGTGGAACGCAGAGCTTCGGCAAAGTAGGGGATTTTTACTCCAAAATTTTTGTGATGTCTTTCAGCCGGTAGCCTATCGCCGTCCGGCTGTAATGTGTCTGTGCTGCAATATCCGGCAGCGGGAGCCGCTCCACGTACCGTAAAAGAGCTATCTTTCGGTCTACCCTCCCAAGCGGTGCGTTTTTGATGGCGGCGGTCATCTTCTGTCGGTCAAGTCCTTGCAGCGCAGCGGGCAGCACTACGCGAGCCGCCGCCACGGGCAGCACCGAGCCAGAAAGGCTGCGGTAACTGTCCGGCGTTGCGCACCATAGTGCCAAGCACGGCAAAACGGTGACATTTTGTCACCAGTTTGTTGACATTGCCGAGATGGTATGTTTTCGTGAGGCCACGAAGACGTGCGCATACCATTTTCGCGAGGTCACGAAATTGCTCTTGTGCGGCGTACATTTTGTTGGCACCAACAAAATGCTCGTATGTAGTGCTTGCCATGATATCCTCCCCTTAACTCATGCTTAAATCAACGTTTTCGATTTCTGCACGGACTTCGAGCGCATGGAGATAATTCCCCATAGCCGCTTTTTGCTCTTTCAAAAGAGCCAAAGAACAGGACGGCGTAAAGCTCAAAGTTCCGGCCTCGTACTGGATAGTCATGCGGTGCAGCTTTTCATAGCGGATTTTGGTCTGGTAATACTCCGCGCGAAAACGCTCCTTGTAATCGCTGCTGAGCATCATTTCGACAGTGCTTCTCAAATCCATGTATTATGCCTCCTTACTGCTTTTCCAGCGCCGCTTTCATGCGGTCAAAGAAAAATTGAATGACCTTGCTCATGGTTTCCTCGGTGATAGCCCAGCTGACCAGCTTGCCCCATCGGCTGTTGTCCAGATAGTGGCGCAGCATCTTGACGCACCACGCCTTGCGTTCTGCGCCGCGCTTGGTGCCCTGAATCTCCCGCTCTGCCTGAGTGATAAGGTTGAGCACCAGATTTTTGACTGCCGCGCCATAGCCCAGACGGATGCCGCCGATGGCGTAGAAGACGAGTCCGCCCAGCATCAGGATGACGGCCACAGGAACAGGAATGATGCTCAAAATTTCATTGATTGCTTCCATGATTGGTAACTCCTTTCAAAAGATAATTGTCGATGCTAGCCTTGCTTTTCTGCATCCCTTCGTGATTGTCCCCGGAGAGCTGAGCGTCCAGCAGATTTCGCACACCATCAAGGGCCAAGCAAATCTCTTCGTCGATCGCGTCGAAGCGGGTGAGGTCGCGTTTTAAGGCCGCTGCGTGCTGAGACGAAATGCTTTCGACTGCGCCCAGCCGTTGCTCGATAGCGTCAAGCCGCTGGTTTTGCGCGGCGTCGGGTGCCTGCGCCTTTTTGATATACTTGTGGATGATGTCCAGCACCTTGTCCAGCGTGACCGCTCCTGCACACACGCTGCCAACAACCCCCAGCACCCACAAAAGAGCCTGCTCTTTAGTCATGCGCCCTCCCGGAGACGGGTCAGACCCTTCTTTCTGATGATACGGGGGTAGTTGAGGGTGGTCACGTTGAGGTCTACGTTGCCGGAGATGCCCGGCACGCTGCCCTTGCTGGTGTGCTGGTGCGCATTGTACTTAAAGCTCACTTTGGGGGCCTTTCCGGTGTAATCGGCCAGCCAGACGTCGTAAGGCTTGAGCGCTGCGCCGCCCATATAAAGGCGGGAGTTGGCAAAACTGGTATAGGTGTAGAGCTGAGCGTAAAAGCCCATCGCCTCGATACGAGCCAGTGCATAAGCCGTCAGGTCGGTGAGGGCCTGCTTGCCCAGTTGCTTGAACTTATTGTCCTCTACGTCTACAGCCACCGGAAGGGTCAGCTCTTTCCCCCGCAGAGCTTCGGACAGAAGGGCCAGCTCCTTATCTGCACCGGTGCGGCTGATGGCGTAGGTGTAGTAGTAGACGCCCACGTCCAGCCCAGCAGCCCGGGCGTTGCGGTAGTTATCCTCAAAGGTTGGGTCGATATACAGGCCGTCTGCCCGCTTGGAGAACTTTTTGTTGGTGGATACCGTCTTGAGCATGACGCCCTTGTAGCCAGCCGCTTTGACCTTGCGCCAGCCGTCGAGGGTGATTTTGCCCTGATACCGGCTCACGTCGATGTACCGGTAGGGCGGATCGCCCTCCCAGCCGGGAGGAGCGGAGGCTTTGGTGTCCACGGTGGACGCCTTAGGAGAGGCATCTGCGGAGGGATGGGAAGGGCCAAAAATGCCCGCGAGAAGGTTGCTCAAAAACTCAAGAAAGCTCATACAACCACGTCCTTCCTCAGGCGTTGCTTTCGCCTACGATTTCCTCAAACCCGCTCTTGATGAGAATGCCCTTCACCTTCGGCTTCAGCAGACGAGGGCAGCGCTCATACAGAGCCTTTGCCTCCTCCACAGTCTCAGCGGACATGATCTCCTGTGCCCATAACATAGCCATCATAAGTACCATCCTTTCGATTTTTTGTGTGATTTTATGCATAGACAATCTCCGACATTTCCATCAGACATTGTGTAAGCATCTCGTTCTTTCCCTGAAGCTCTGCGATTTTCTCGGCGTCAGTCTTCTCGACAGGCTCCGCCCAATCCAGATACTTTTCGGGAGCAGCCGTGACCTTTTCGAGGTCGATTTTGCTCTCATCAGCCACGATTTCCCGGTAGTCGCACTCCCACACCTGCTGTACGGGTTGAGATTCGTCATACTGCCGCTCCGTCCACTGGCCGTTGACACAGATAAAGATATACAGCGTATGGCCGTCACGTACAGACCGGACGGCGGGCTGCTCTGCATCGAAGTTTGCTTTCATGTGCTACAACTCCTTTCGTTTTATAGTTGCCTCATGCCACCTTGCTTTCAGTGGGACTTCCCCCTCTGCCGCAAGCGGCATTCACCCCCGGCGCAAGGTGTCAATCGGCGGCCAAGTAATCCCAGGCCCCGCCCCCAAGCCCGCTCCAGCAATTCACACACGAAGCGCCCGCACCCGACCAGTACCAGAGAGCACTGCCTTGCAAGTATTCGCGCAGGGTGTTCTTGCTTGCGTTTCCACCGCCATAGACACGGTCGCCGACGCCTGTTTTATCTCCGGAGCCTTGCGTTGCAGGATACGTTACGTAGGTTTCCGGGTCGAAGCCGATGTCTCCAATCCAGAAATCGTCTGCAGGGAAGCTGCAGACTTTCTTGTAGTTCGCCAGAATCTCGGCGTCAGTCTTGGTATGCGCTACGCCAGCAGGACAGACATATACGTCCTTGCCGTTACTGTCGTCAAAGGCGAGTACCACATCACTGAGCACTTCATAGCCGCCCACAGCATACTCGATGCCCTGCACGCGATAGGGGTGCTTATAATCCGTATTGCTGCCGGGACTGCCATCATGGTGGCCGATGACCGCGTCTGTTGTGCCGCTGTGCCAGTGCATCGTAGACAGAGTGATAGGTGCGTTCAGGGTGTCAGACAGAGCGACAGGCATCGTGTCAAAAGCGTCGCAGTCCAGATACACAGCACTGGTCGTATCATCGATGGGTTCAATCTTGAGAATTTTGGCTTCGTCTGCATACTGATGGATAGTCGAAACATTACGGTCATTATTGACAGTGCCGTCGCTGCCCTTAGAACCGTATCCAACAGAAACCCGGCTTCCGACCGGCAAGTTCTTCGCCTGCGCCGCTGTGACAGGGAAGTATGTCAGCTTCTCGCTTCGCTGTACAGCTGCGGGATACTGGAGATTATAGCCCGTAGTGCCTGCATACTTCTCCTGACTGGACTTCACAGCGCACTTGATGGAATTGAACAGGATTTGCCATGCAAATTTCTCGCCACCAGCGCCCTTATAGCCAGCGCCCTTCTTACCATAGTCTGTAATCAGGCTGTTATACGACTGGTTGCGTGCCGGAACGAGGTCGTACACGCTTCGCAGCAACCCATCCTCGCCCACGCCACTGAAGAACTTCGAGTGAATGACGTAGGGATATACGGTGTCGCCAGACTTGGCAGCGGCCCACGGGGTAAATCCGTCTCGCGGGGAGTCAGTGATAGACCACAGGATATAATCCGGGTCGCTGTCGTCCCACTTGACATAAGGAGTCATCTGGATGACGCCAACGTCCACAGTACCAGTCTTGCGGTAATTGTCGCTCAGATGCTCGATAGCGGTGGGGTAGGCGTGGCCGGAGGAGTCTCTCCTGTAATTGCAGTTGTACCACTTGAAAAGAGGAATGTCGGCATAATCATCACGACCCTCGATGGTGTCGGTAGACGGCTCACACACAAGGCCCGCGTTGTCGTCCAGCTTCTCGCAGTTGACGGTGGGGTTCGTGGCAAAGCGTGGGATTTTTACGGTGTAGACCTTTCCAGTGCGGGGGAGCTTAAAGAGCACGTCAACGGCAATATCAATGGCGCTCGCGGTGGGGATGCCAAAGTCCAGCACAGCATTGTGCTCATCGCCGGAGTTTGTGACGGTCGGAGCGGCACCAGCGTCAAGACCGGTCACAGTACCGACCGCAATGGTGGCAGCAGGGCCAGTCTCACCGGTGTCTCCTTTTTCGCCCCTGTCACCCTTTTCGCCTTTAAAATTACCACTGGCGATGCCGTCTTTCAGCTCCTGCAAGCTGTCGGAGGCCTGTTGGGCGCTTGTAGACGCATTACCTGCACTGGTGGCAGCTTCATTGGCTGCGGTCTTTGCGGCTTCTGTGGCGGAATTTACCTGCTCAACGGCTTTGTCCCGGGCAGCATTGACGGCCTGCGTAGCGGTAGACTGCGTATCGGTCACGGCCTTTACTGCTGCGCTCTTAGCCGCTTCTACGTCGTTGAGGGCGCTGGCCTTGGCCGTATCCACCGCAGCGGTCGCGGACGTCTGCTTGACTGCCACAGCCTCCAGCGCATCGGATTTCGCAGAGTCGATTTTGTCCAGCGCGTCAGTGCGGACTTCTTCGGTCTGCTGCCGGGCGGTTTCAGCCCGGGCCGCTGCGGTTTCAGCATTATCCCGGGCGGTTCCTGCCTGCTGTGCGGCCTGTTCCGAAGCGACGCGGTTCGCTTCCTGCTCCTTGACCCACTGCTCTTCCGTGCCGGTATACCCGTACTTGACGGCGATCGCGTAGGCACTGTATGGGCCGATTTTCGTTTTCTTGCTCATTTATATACCACCTCCAAATTGCCCTGACCGTCATCCTGCAAGGTGACGTCATCGGTCAGGTTATCTGATACCACAAGCGACAGAGTGCCGCTGTTGTCATCGTCTTCCAGATACAAAAAGCCTTTGTTCTCTGCTGCCTGTGCGGCAAGCTCTGCCTGACGAGTGGCTTCGGCGGCGCTGGTAGCGGAGGACCGGGCGTTTTTCTCGGCGTTCTCCGCGCTTACCAATGCCGACGCCGCGCTCGCTGCCGCTTCATCGGCAGATGTTATTGCCCGCTCTGCCGCGTCCAGCGCTTCCGTTTTGGACTGCTCCGCAGATGCCGCCGATTCCTTCACGGCATCCACAAAAGCCTGCCATGCAGGCGTTCCCGGTTCCGGTTCTGTGCCGTCCTCTGTGCCGCTATTGGCGCTGACACGATACCGCAGGTCAGCGCTGGTCACGGTCTTGGTGCCGTCGCTGCCCTCAAAGGTGATGCAGCCGTCACCCGGCTGTACGGTCACGCTGGCAGGCACATCCACATAGCCGCCCACCACCAGCGAGGAGGGCGGGTCTTTGCCGTCCGGGACGTGCCAGAAGCAGCGGATAGCCAGCCCTTCCCACTCACCGGAAGCGGCGACAGCAAGGCGGTACACGCCCCGGTTCTTGGTGTAGCCGAAGCGCAGCATCTGCTCATAGCCTGCCAGCTTTGCGGCGCCGTTGGAGGCAAGAGATACATTAAGCTCAATCATAAGCGTGCTCCTCTCTTATGCGGTGTAAGGCTCGCCGGTGACGTTTTCGTACTCCGTAGCAGTCAAGTGCTGACGCTCCACCAGCAGCTTGACCATGCCTTTGTTCCAGTGGCCAGCGGTGTATGCGTCTTTGGGGGTGACGCTGCTTTCGATGGGAATGCCGTCAAGGAGACACAGATACTCCACCAGTGAGGCGGTTTTTGCGGTGTCGGCATCGTTGTTTAGAAAAAGAGAATTGAACGTATCCGCGTTCATTGGCGTGCCTTCAACGATAGGCTTGTCGTTACGGACGAGAGTGACAACCTCTGATGTGCCATCAGATTTTATCATAGTCCAACGCCCGGGATATTTTGCCTTTCGGTCAACAAAGCGCATTAGGGTTCACCTCCACATATAAGCTCAGAACAATAGATTGAATGGTCTTTAGCCATCGCTTCAATATCAAACAAAACCTTTTCCAATTGATTGACAATCGAAAAACGATAGCTGAAGCTTCCCGGCGTTTCAGGGGTGGAACTTTTTCCGCTGCATTTTGAACGAATGGAGGATATGTTGCTCAGCCATCTAGTGCAGTCATCAGTAGTCAAGTAGTCATCTACACCCCAGACTGCTTCCGTAGACTCAATGACCGTAGCAGTGCCAGAGAAGAGAATCTTGCTGTCTCCATCGTAGTAAGCGCTAGCGTTGGTGACGTCGATAAAATCGTTCTCCACCACCCACCCGGGTTCCACCGAAGGCGGATAGAAGTTGTTGACGGCGGACATATACAGCTGATACTCCACGCCCTTTTCGAGTGGAAGGTCTCCCATGTCAAGGGTCACGTCGTTGTAGCCCCGGATAAGCTCCAGCGAGAGATCTACCAGTCGGGTTTGGTCAGCCGCCTTGCGCAGGATGGCCCGGCTTTTTCCGGCCACAAACCCCTTGATGCGGAAGGACATCGAGTGGAGCAGCAAACCGGACTTTTTGGCGGTCAGCGGCACAAAGAACTCGGCGTGGGAGGGGTAGGCGTCCCACGATGGAATATCGCCGTCTTGGTTTCTCGCTGTAACAACTTCTACTTTTTTTTGAACAATTCTTGCGGAATAATCTGCGCCAACGATTTCGGCAAGTTTTTTGATTCCGTTTTCAATGCGGTTGTAATCGGTGTAGCTGAGCGCGCCTTTCATGCCAGCGGCCCATTCTTGCTGCTCCTCTTCTGTCCATGTGCCGGTTCTGGCTTTGACAGCGATTTCTTTTACGCGGTCAATATCCGCTTGTGTGCGGTCTGTAATCCATGTTGCCATGTAATCACCTTTCAAAAAACTAATTTGCCATTAGCATCGATTTGTGTGGTTTCGGGCAGGGTAAACGAAGGATGTGCGCAATAATAGAGCAAATTAGGCCCAAAGGTAGCCGTATGACCCCACAATACTGAAAATCCAGAATTTCCGTCGATGACAGTGTCTTCAAGAGTTGTAACCATCCTACTCAGAAAATCTTTACGGTCGCTGGAATGGTAACCAGAGGCATACGCGGCACTATAAAGGTAAGGAGTTCGAGTGAACACGCGGCAGCTACCATCAGTGATAGCTGCATTATCGGCAGCAAGCATGGATTCCAATATGCCCTTGGCCTGCGGGAACGAAGTTCCTTCATTGTATTTATAGTCAGGAGAGTTCTTTGTCCAGTCAAAAACGTCATTGCCTTCGCAATCTCCTCCAAATTCATGCGCAGAAGGCAAAAATACAGCTTTAGACATAGTGCTCACTTTGCTACTTCCAACAGAGAAATCCATAGCAGTAAAGCCGGGAGTGTAATAAAATGTAGTGCTGCCAATCGCTTCTTTTTGCGCCGAAGAGAAGGTGTCGAGATACTTGCCATTAAGCCATGTATTTATATCGCTCTGTGCATAAGCAGACCAACTGGAGTCCCAATTCATAAAGGTTGGATAACACTTACGAATCAAAAACGTACGTCCTGCCCCGTTCAGCTCGCTCTCATAGTCATGCTTGGCGACAATGAACTCCACGACGTTGCTGCCTTCGTCCATAAGCACCGTCTTGCCCTCCGGAATATTGGAAAGATAATATTCAGTGGTGAGGAACGAACAGCTGGCAGAATTGCCACCAGCGGAAGCAGTAACGATAGTTGTGCCGGGGGAGTTCCATTTGACCTGACAGGTGGACTTTCCCTCTGTATTGGTAAGCACATGGAGGGAAACGATACCTTCGGGAGAAGCAGACCAACTGATTTTAGGTGAATCTTGGGAGGCAGGGGAAAGAACAGCAGTGATCACTACAGACTGTCCCCACTCGAGTGTCTCGTTGGATTTGTCTACGGTCAAAGACTTAACATCTGCCATCATATATCCTTCAAGTTTGCCTTTAAAGCATCCATTGTAGGTATAAGACACATTTGTCAGCAACAGAGTTGCGCTGTAATCGAACTGATGATGGATTTTCACGAAATCCAAAGCGTCCGTTATGGGACTGGCTCGATATTCCAAAGTGGCTTTGCGCCGATTGGAAAGCACGCTGTAAGATTCCGTAAGGGCGTTTCGAGATTTTTCAAGCGTAGACTCAGAAAGAAGAGCGTTGCTCAGGCTCTGAGATACGCCACGACCGGAAGGGTTTTCAGGGTAAGCGTATGTTTTGTTCCCAACAGAGGTCGTGACATTAAGAAGGTTTTGCGCGAAAGTGATTTCAGGCCAAGAATAATTGTTGAGAAGAGTGATGTCCTCAACATCCGTACCGGAGCCAAATTCATACGCCCGCTTGATGGTGATAACGCCATCTCGCGTCTGATATAGTGCCATGCCCGCTGCGTTGGCTGCAAGCTGCAAAATATCAGAGTTTTTATACGAAGAGCCATCCGAAGAGATGTCAGCAGAATAATCTTTCAGCTCGTCCGAAATATCGAAGGTGATTTCATCTGCTTCCAACAGCTCCAAAGCGTCGTAGCACATCTCATAGAGCGTACCGTATTTTCTGCCGGTGTAGGTGGTGGACATCAAGTAAAGAAAGGAATCGCGGGCGGAAAAGCTTGCCTCAATACTGTTGGCGGGGACGCTCCACTCCGACAGGAAGAACTTGCCACCATTGACCCACTCGACCTTACCATCAATATCCATGCCGTAGCGCACAGAGATGGGCTGGCGTTCGTAAATATACTTGTAGATGCCTTGAGGATTGACAGAATCCCATGTGCGGTCACTATTATCAAGGCTAAACGAGATACTTTCCTGCGAAAGCTGGCCGGAAATCGGGTCACGAGAAGAGGTGTGACGATAGGAAAGGATTTTTGTCTTGTCAAAAATCAGATATTGTCCAATTCTGAACTGCTCAATCCGGGCCTTGCGATTCGGAATACACCAATCCAAAACTTCTACTTTAACGGTATCAAACCCGCTCAGCTCAATCTCCACATCGGAGAAGACCGATGTATTCCCTGTAACGGTGACAGAATTAAGCTCTTGCGTGCCAAGATAAGAAGTGACTTTGAAGCTGGTAGCGTATTCGTTGAAAATAGACGACCAGATAATATTGACGCCCGGAACGGAAGATTTTACCTCGCTGGCAAACGTGGCAAAAAGAACAGGGTGGTTAGAAGCGCTGAAGATTGTAGAGCTAACGAACCCGGCGTTTTCATATGGAGCGGAAGCGGGAACAACTTTGCAGCTACCATCAAGCACACAAAGATTAGGCTCTCCTGTGCCATATTTTACAAAGGAAACCACTCCCGCTTGTGAAAGAGCATTTGCGTTTGCAAACGCGCTCATAGCAGACGTGACAAATTTTGCCTTTTTGTTTACACCCGGCGCAGTGATGCCAACCGTTATCTCAACAAAAGTTTCGGGCACAAGTGTGTTGTTAAACTTTTGAGTCCATTTATCGGTAGCTCTTTCCATACATTACACCTCAACAAGAGACAACTTTGCGCCAGTCCATCCCATAATACTGCCATTGTTCGGGCTTCTGCGCCACATTCCGGCAGTTCGATCAGAGACATACATCTGCCGCGTCGTGTATCCTGCGGTCGCCTGATTGTAAAACCGAACAGAGTTGTAAAAACTAGCGGTAAATAGGCTTAGAATGGTGGCCCATTGCTTGGCAGTAAGATAATTCCAAGACATCGTGACTTTTGCTACGTCATGCCGCACGACAGCTCCAACGACTTTGCCTTGAACATTTCGTCCGGAGTCCACGATCGTGCTGGTAGTTCCCTCATAAGAGGACGGCTCTGGTAGCTCTACGCCGTTCACCGTAACCAGTGCAGGAATATTAGCCATCGAAACCGTCCTTTCTTAATAAGAGTAGACCTCAGTGCCCATAATGGATACGCCACGGTCTTTCTTCACTTTATCAACAGAGGCGGCAATTTGCTTGCCGTCAAGATATACGTTCACGTTCTGCTCTTTCAACAGCTCCTCGCCGTAACGCTGCCAGATGTCAAGAAATGCATTGTAACAGCCATTGTACACAGCATCTCTCATCTCTTCGGAGTTTCCGCTTGCGGCAGAATAGGTGCCGCTATACGAACCAGACCCATAGGTAGAGTCATAACTGGATGTGCCGACATACTGAGAGCTATCGCTATAGTTAGAACGGTTGATACTGCTAATAATGCCTGCGATAGCAGCGGCAATCGCCACACCACCGGCAACCATTGCAAAGCCGGTGGGAATGCCAAGCACGGACAACGTGCCACCGATTGCTTCCAGCATGGCGGTAAAAGCGCCGCCAATCGTAGTAATCAAACCAGCTACGCCAGCAAGCATCTTCGGAAACTGGCTCAGTAGGCCACCAGACAAGCCTTTACTGATCGCAAGCGCTGCGGTCGAGAGTGGAGTCTTCGATTTAGTGAACACGCTGGTAATGTTCTCGACCATCTTTGCCGTATTTTGTGTGGCAACGCCAAAATTCTGAGTCAACCCATTTACCAGATTTTTGCCAATGGTAGCGGCTGTGTTCAGCAGAGAAGAAGCTTGGCTTTTCAGTTCTTTGCTCAGTCTGCCAAGCAAATCGCTTGCAACGGACTTGACGCGTTTACGCTGCTCATCGCCCATAGCGCCCCAAATGCCAGCGGCAATGGTAGTGCCGACTGTTTTCCAGTCGCCACTCTGCGCAGCCTGAATGAAAGTTTGCGCCGTGCCGAAGAAGTCGGTCTTGAGATTGTTATCAAGTTCGACCCACTTAGAGTCTAGCCCGGAAATGATGCCGTTGACGTAGCTTGTGCCGCAGTCAATGCCATAGTTCGTCATCTCTTCGCCCTTGAGCTTGGTGGCGTCTACGAGTTTATTCATAGCATCGTTGACGTAACCGAGAGCGCCGGTGATGCCGTTTGCAAGGCCTTGGTCGATGTAGATACCAAACAGTTCAAAAACTTTGGAAGGGGAGTGGATGTCAGTCTCAGTAGTGAACTTATCGATGATGGCTTTGGCAAGTCCACCAACAGTTTTCTTTGCATTCTCAATGCCATTGTTGATACCATCAATCAAGCCCTGAACGATGTTTTTGCCATAATCCAAAAACTTCGCAGGAAGATTTTTGATTGTATCGACTAAGCTGTTCCAAGACTTATCCCAGTTCTCTTTGAACCCAGCCCACTTCTGGCTCCACCACTCTCCAACGCCAACAAACCATTGCTTTAAGCCTGCACTCGCTTGCTCAAGCGCCTGAATTGGATGCTGAACAAACCCGGGCAAGCTTTCCCATGCAGTCTGAAAATTAGTGCTGAACCCTTGCCACTTTTCATTCCACCACTCACCAACACCGACAAACCAGTTTTTTAAGCTCTCACTTGCCTTGTCGAGAGATTCTGTAATCTTGTCCCAGTTTTGATAAATCGCAATTCCGGCATCTGTCAGACCACCAACAATCAAACCAATCAGCGCACCAATGCCTGTACCAATCGGGCCTCCAAGAGAGCCGATAATTGCACCAATGCCTGCGCCAGCCATTGTCGAGCCAAGCGGAATCAAAATTCCGTTTAACGTGTTTAAGCCATTTTTGACAGCATCGTAAACGCCCGTTACAAACATAGGTATGCCGGTTACTACTCCGCCAACTGCTGCTCCAATAATCGCGCCAGCAGTAGAGCCGCCAGCCGCTTTAATGGCCGCTCCAACAGCAGTATTGCCAAAACCGGTCACGATAAACTGAGCAATTCCTTTCCCGAGAATGGCTGCGCCTGTAGTTCCAATCAAAGCGCCAAGAACAATTTCGGCGAAATTCTTTCCATTTACGCCATTTTCAATCGCGTCTTTAATGCCTGTAATCTCAAGAACGACGCCCACCGTAAAAACGCCAAGACCCAAAACAATGGATTTTAGTGCGTTCATTTTGGAAATGGCGTCCACAATATCCGTAATAAGATTTGTGAGCTTCCAAGCGGCAAGGGCGGTTGCTACAGTTGCTATAAGAGGAAGCATACTTTTGATTTTCTGCTTCATCTCATCAATAGATGTGCCAACATAGTTCTTGAACATATCGTAGCCGGACAGGTCTACATCGCCCAAGATGTTGCCAGTAGATGCGCCACCGCCAGAGCCGGAGCTTCCCTGTGTGGGGTCAATGATGTTCAGTTCATCAAAACCCATCGTGTAGTCCTTGAGGGCTTTTGCGGCTTTCTTGGTGGAGTCTGCCGTGTCATCCATTGCGTCACCAATGCCGCCAACACTGTCAGCGCTCTTGGTGAAATCAGTGAACACGACCTTTACGCCCATCAGCTTTGCCACCCATTCAACGAACTCTCGAATGAGCTGAACAGCGGCAATCAGCGGAGGCAAAATGGATTTCAGGGCAGGGTAGAGCAGAGAGCCAACAGACTTTGCCAGCATATCCAGCTGAGCTTTCAGAATCTTAATCTGGTTCGCAGGGCTTTGGATGGTCTGTGCAAGGTTGCCCTGCACGTTGGCAGTCTGCTTCATGATGGCAATGTAACGCAGAACCGCCTTATCTGCCTGAGACAGACTAGAAACCTGCTTGTTAAAGCCCAAAGCAAGAAGCTCTTGCTGTAACCGTGCCTGAGTCAGGTCAATGCCTAAACGGCGAATAGGCTCAATCTCACCAGAGATTGCGGAAGACATTGCGGTAAAGGTTTCTGCAACGTCCTTGTTCCAATAGGAACCTTCGTCATAGGCAAGCTGAGTCAGGTTTTTGGACAGAACGTATGCTTTGTCACTGGTCAGACCAAACGAAGTACCCAAGCTCTGGATGGTAGCCATGTAGGTCATCGCTTTGGTCGGGTCAACGCCAAGTAAGCCCTGCATCTTGCTAATGAGCGTATCAGCTTCACCGCTCAAATTACCCATAGCATTATGAAACAGGTCTGTTGCTTCGTAAAAGTCATTGAACTTGGCAGCAGCGTTGCCAAGATACTCAGCGATAGCTTTCAACGAAACCAGCTTTGCCATGTTCCGCATAAAGCCGTTCATCTGATTGGACAGGCTGAGATAGCTCTTGCGCTGCTTTTCGTTGGCTGCGGTCACACGATTTGCCTGCGTGACCACCTTGCTCAACTGCGGAGGGAGCTTTGCAAAGGCGTTGCCCGCCTTGTCAAGCTGAGATGCAAGGGGAGTAAGAGAAGTCGAGATTTTTTCGCAAGCGACAGCAAATGCGTCAAGAGTTTTGGGGTCAAGTTTGTTTGTCAGCTCTGGAATTTTTCCAAACGCATTGAGAGCGCTTCCAACGGATTTGAGATTTCCAGCATCCAAAATAGATAACTGTGAAAGACCATTTGCAACCTCTCTGATATTGTCTTTCATAGCATAGTAATCCGTTCCGTTTAATCCAGAAACTGCCGCAGGAATCTTCTTGATTGCGTTCACGACCGTGTTGATGCTCTTTGCACTTGCGGTCGTGTTGACGTTGGAAAGTCCGTTCAGAAAACCGGTGATTTTGTCCAGCCCGGACATTCCAGCGGATGCCTGTTTCAGCGTTGCAATAGAACCGGCAAGCTTGTCAAGGCTGTTCACAACCTTCGTGACGTTGCCTTTTGTCCGCAAATTAGAAATGGCGGCAGTGAGCTTGTCGATATTAAGCTCTGCGCCCTGCGATTCCGCAGAAATCTCTACGGATAAGCTCGTAATATCAACATCAGCCATCACTACCACCATCACTTTCCATCATAGAGAACATCATTCTCTTGATTCGCTCCTGCGCCTCAACTGCGCGTTGGTATTCATACTCGTCTTTCTCCTTTTGGGTAAGGGGAATCGGTCTATCCATGTACTTGATAGGGCTAGACCCTTTTTTACGGAACATATTGCCAACCGTAGAGGAAAGCGCAGATGCCATGTAAAAGCCGTTTCTCCACGCTTCAGCATTGGCTCTGCGTTCTCGCAGCTCCTCTGCGTCACGGTAGACTTTCGCCAGCCAGACATCGCCGTGCCAGAACTGGTCGTAGGTCATGCCAATGGAGATGTAATAGGCTTCTACATCGTGGAATAGCTTGGAGAAGGAGAATGGCTCTCCCTCTCCGTCTGCTTCCTGAGATTGTGCGGTTACACAATCTCCCACGTTGCGTTTTTTGCGGTCTTGTCCTCAGTGTCAGTTGCCAGCAGGGACTTGGAAGCGTCCATGAACATCTCAAGCAGAATGCCCATCAGGTCTTCCTTCTCCTCGATGTGCTGGAACATCTCGTCCACGACCTTGCGCTTGATGCCCTTGTTCCGTGCGATAAACGCGCCGTAGAATAGGGCGCGGGAATTGGACAGCAGGTTGGTCATCTGGGTGTACTGGCCAATCTGAAAACCTGCGCGTTCGGTGGCTTCCACGCTGTCACGGGTAAAGGTCAGCTCATAAGTGTTCTTACCATCGGGGGAATGAAAGTTGATAACCTTAGCAGCCATAATAAATGCTCTCCTTTATAAATAGAGGCAGAACCAAATCCGTTGTTCAGTTCTGCCCGGTTTGATTGATTCGATTTTTGCGGTTTAGCCGCCAGTGACAGTCAGGGTCTCGCTGAACTCAGGCTTCTTGGTGAAGATGCAGTTGATGGTCATTTCCACAACCTCGTCAACACCAAAGCCGGACAGGCCAACCTGATGCATACCCTGCCAAGTGAAGCCGGAGCCGTCCTGCATCTTCAGGGCGTAGTACTTCACGGCGTTGCTATCGGAAGTCTCATCATAGCCAGCTTCCTTGACCTTCTTGTAGTCAGTCTTGTTGTAGTTGGCAGTGAAAGACTTGGTGTCGCTCTGGATGATGCCAAAGATGTTGACCTGCATGGGGTCGGACAGGGTAGTTGCATCCAGAAGGTTCGGTTCGGAGATCAGGTCGGGTACATCCTTAATGTCGCACAGCTTCGTCAGAGCGGTTGTGCTGTCGCCACAATACAGGGTGGTATTCAGACCGGAGATAGCAGTACTCATAGAATGTTTACCTCCTTAGTTTCGGTAAATCATTCCGTCCTCTCCGATTGTTGCCCCATAGCTGCAATCAATCCGATAGACGGAATTGTTGTACAGCCCATTCAACGGGGCAAACGACTTGCGATAAAATTTAAGCGGTTCAAGAACAGAATCCACGATTCCAACAATGGAGCGTGCTTCTGCAATGCGCCCGGTATCCTTATTGGAGTAGACACGCACACGCAGGGAAACGGCGGCGTACTTGCTGTAACCAGCAGAATCGATGTGTACAGGAAGATTGCTGTTTTCCTCTATCTGCACACACGGAAACTTTTTGACGTTGCTGTCATTGATTTCACCAGTGACGAAAATGCCGGGAACTTGCTTTCGCAGTTTCTTAGCAACAGCCGTGAAGATAGAATTGAAATAATCGATCAACTACTCCAAACCTCCCTCCACGTTGCTTCGACTTGAGAAGCCATTTCCTCAACAGCTCCCCACATAGCCATAGCTGGCTCGTTGCCATCGGTGTAATTCAACTGGCCTTTACCATCTACCTGTTTGACAGGCGTACCGGCATTGCCAGATTCTCCGTAGTAGTACCACCTGCGGTTTGCGCCTTGCCCTTTTCCATATGAGCCGTGTGCGCCAACACCGGGCGGTAGTTCACCGCCATACCCGTTGTGATGTGCGCCAGTGCCAAATTCGATAAAGGCAACTGCTTTGCCCTCTGCAACGATGGTACAAGTCTTGTCTTTTTGGTTGATGTGGCATTTCACGTCATTGGAGCCAGCGTATTTCGCATTAGCAAAACGCACCTTTGCGACTTCAAGCCCCAACCAAGAAAGACGAAAAGCTAACGCTCTAGCTTTCTTGTTCAGGGTGGTCTTGTACTCCTGTATCTGACGTTCCGCATCACGAAGTCCGGCATCGCTCAACCTCACTTTAATTTTCACTTGAAGCCACCTCTTTCAGCGCATACTTTGTGTCTGTAATATGCTCTGCGACCTTGACCACAATGTAATTGAAAGGCTTTGAAATGTCCGTCTGAAACCAGACGTGTGTACCCTCATAAAGCGGTGTATTGCGCTTTTTGCTGGACGAACTGACAACGTAGCTGTAATCCGTGAACGCTCCAAAAGGGTTTGCTTCCGCAGAACCAGTAGGTGGGCTGACATTCAGCATCAGCTTTGCGGGGGTACTCCACGATTTGTATGCGGATTCGCCAGTCTCATTTCCCCACTCGTCCACAACAGGCATTTTTTCGCCAACAGGGTTTGAATACCACAGCGGGCGTTTATCCAGCGGGATTCCATTGAACATCAGCCGATAACACCTACTCTCGGAACCACTTCATTCAGCAGGGACTGTGCCACATCGGAGCTTTCCCACACACGAGTAATGCCGTTGTTGGTATAGCTCGTCTGTCCGTTTGCGCCGATGTGGTTGTACAGTTCCGCTGCAATGCGTATCTGCAACGACTGATACTGCAAGGGCAACTCGTCCGGTCTGTTACCGAATGGGTAGCCCTGCGCAAATATCTTGTCTTTGGCGAAATCAAGCAGCAGGTCGAAGAGTGGGTAGTCCTCGTCCGTGATTTCACGGTCAAGTGCTGGGGCGATGTACTGTCCTAGCTTGACTGCCGCTTCGGAATACTGGTCTCCCATGCTGCTTTCCTCCTTTCGCCTTAGTAAGCCTTGATGCAGTACACAGCGTCCATGCGCTCAAAGGACGGCAGGACGATTTCGGAAGCATAGACGTTGGCGTTGACCGGGTGAATGGTCAACTCAGTAGTAATAGCAACGCCAGTGTTCACGATGGACACGGATGCACCAGACTGGCCAGACAGCAGGTCGGCTTCCTCAGGAGTAGTGCCGTACCAAGTGCTGCCCAGAGCGCCGGACGGAGCAACCACAACCATGCCATCGGGCAGGTACTTTTCGCTTGCGCTGTGCTGGTCTGCCTTGAACATCTTGTCGTACAGATGAATGGTCAGGCCAGTTGCGGACTCGATAATCTGCCGTGCCTCGCTGTCCAGCAGAACGGCGTTTGCCTTTGCTGTGACGGTCATGAACCGATTCTTCACCTCATCCGCAGCGATCATGTTGCGGAAGGTGGCGGTGTTCATGTACACCTCAGTCACGACCTCGCCAACGCTTGCCAGAACAGCGTCCTTTGCGGCATTCAGGTCAGCAATGGGGGTGGCGGTGGTGACGTTCCACTTGGACTTTACGGCAGAAACTTCCTTGTAGTTGGTGGACTTCCAAGTGCCGTCCGGGTCGTAGTTGTAGGTATAGTTCACGCCGTTTGCCTTGATGGTGATGCCGGGAACGCCATTGGTGGGAGCCAGAAGCTGCCAGATCATGCGCTCAGGAACGATACGAGCGCCAGTGATAAGCTGTGCGGTATCATCGTACAGACGGTTCATCACGTCACGAGCATAGGGGTCGTTGCTGTCCAGAACACGCAGGATTTCCTGACGGTCTTTCTCACCCAGATGGTAGCCCTCACGGAAGAACGGCATCTCGGTCTCATCGAACTTGAAGCCCTCACGGGTGCGGAACGTAGCTTTTGCATCAAATGCGCTGGGCATCAGAGAAACGCCAACGCCCTTGTGACCACGCAGCCACTTCAGGTCGAGACCAGCCTTCTTCTTTGCGGGGAACAGCGCGTCAGATGCAAAGGGCATCGCGTTGGTGGGGTCGTTCGTCCAATAGGCGGCAATCGCAGCCGGGGCAAAGACTTCCTTAAGATTCAGTGCCATGTTGTTTTACCTCCTATTAAGCGTTCACACTGATGTTGTCACGGCAGAAGATGCCGGGGACGGCGGTCTTGAGTGCCTTGATTGCGTCAGCGTCAAAGGTGAAGCCGGAACTTGCCGCTGCCTTCTTGGTGTCGATAACACCACGAATCAGCAGGGAAGCGTTGGGGTTCTCTGCCGGGTCAACGTCATAAAGTAGGATGCCGTCAGCGTTGATGGTCTTAGAACCAGTCTCGCCAGCAGCAACAGCTTTCTTGCCAGCCAGCGTCATGGGATAGCCAGCCTTAACCGCAGCAGTTTCAGTCACGGTAAAGGGGATGGCGGTGTAGTCATTGGAAGCAAGAATGGTATCGTTGATTCCGTTGACCGTGTTTCGGGTAAACTTCATGTTTTCCTCCTTGTTAATGGAAAGCACTCATTGCGTCACTCGATGCCTTAGAAGTATTTGCGTTCTGCTGTGCAAGGCTCTTAGCAAACGCCACGCCTTCACTGTCAGAGCCGCCATTGCCATCCGCGCCCGGAGGTGTGGGCATATCCTTCAGCAGAGAAGCCTTGTATGCGGTGTCGTGGGCGGTCATAAACTCCGACTGGAACTTAAACACCTTGTCCATGTCGCCGTCAGCCAGTGCAGATGCAGCCTTGTTGGCAAGTTCAGCGTCATAGCCCTGTGCAACGAACTTCTCACGGTAAGATGCAAGGGTCTTTTCCTTGACGAGGTTCTCCTTGTCGGCAGTCAGGGCATCAATCTGCTTCTGCATCTCTGCCAGCTTGTCAGCCTGTTCCTGCGCGGCATTCTCGTCATCGGTACGCTTTGCCTTGAGCTGCTTCTTGTACTCGGCAGCTTCGCCGTTTGCTTTCGTCACGGCGTTGCGCAGCTTCTCAACCTCTGCGCTAGGGTCTGCAACCTTTTCAAGCGCAGAAATGATTTCATCAGCGGTCATGCCCTCTTTGTAGGCATCACCAAGTAACGCTTTGTAGTTCATATCGTTAATTTCCTCCTGCGTTTTTTTACCGTTGCTTCCCTGCAACGCTGCGAAATTTGTATCCCGGCTTCCCTGCCGTATTTATAACAAAGGGTTATTCGCCCTCTGTTTCTTTATTGGTATCAGTAGACTGTTTGTCTACCATGTTCCCGGCATTTGTGCCAGTAACATCCTGTTTAGGTTGTTCCTGTGGCTTCGGTGCTTTCCCATCTTCGCCCAGCTTGCCAGCGGCAATCAGGAAAGGCTTGCTCATTTCGTAAGCCGCCTGCGGGTCGGGGAACAGACCGGTCGTAGTAAATGCCAGCTGCGGGTCAATGCTCTGATCGAGCATCTGCACGAAAATCTGAACCTTGCTCTGCTGGTTGTCATACTGACGGCGTGGCAGTTTGATGTTGATGTCACTTGCCATCAGCTTAGAACCAGCCGTGTCACGCAGGATTTTCAGCATTACAGACAGGCTCTGACGCTCAGCATACTTGAACATATTCTCGTACTGCTGCGCTCTTGCTTCTGTGTGATTCCAACCATTGCGAACGATGACTGCGCCCACGTTGTCGGACGTTGCGTTCTCGCTGCCAGTGGCACTAGGCATAGCAGTCAGACTGCGGTACACGTTCAACATGGAATCAAGCAGGGTCTGGCTCTGCTGCTGGTCAAGCTCGTTTGCAATCTGAGACACAGAAGCGGGCAGACCAGAAGTGGATTTCAAGCACATTGCGCCAAGTTCTTTTACTTGGTCAAGCGCATCCTTGTCCACAAGGCAGTTTGTAAACACCATGATGGACTGGATGAACTGTGCCACACCGTCCAAACGGTTGCTTTCAAGGTCGTTGATGGCATCCAGCACAGGGATAGCCGGTTCAAACAGACCCATCCGCTCCGGGTTCAGCTTGTATTCGACCATCGGCAACATTCCGAGAGAGTGATTCTCAGACTTTGTAACCTTGCCGTTGTCGATTTCAAAGTACTGGTTCGGCGTATACACACAAATCAGGTCGTTCAGGTCATTCTGATAATTGCGTGGGATGTGCAGCACGTTGGCGATGGGCTTGTGGCCGATGCCGGAGTTATAAATCACATACGCCATATCCGGGTCGGGAACATCCACCAGCAGGGGCGTCTCGTCCGGGTAGTTGCCGTTGTACCCCTTGTCAGGAAGAACAATGCGGTATCCCTGTCCGCACTCCAACATCCACTGCCAGAGCCGCCGATCGAGCGCGTCCTTGCCCTCATACTGCAAGGCGTTGGACAGTCGGGCGATTTCCTCACCGTCACCTGTTGCCGTTTCAGACCGCACATAAGAGCAAGGAGTGCCGCTCATGTAGCCTGTGTAGAATCCCACGCACTCGTTGGCATGGTTCTCCACAATGCGGTTGGTGATTTCAGCGTGGTACTCCTTCGTGCGGTGGAGAACAGGCTGGCTACCCAAGTAGTAGTTGTGCAGAAAGCGAATCTCGTTCTTGTTCAGCAGATGAATAGGCTCTGCCTTGCCAGTGACCACTTTCAGCACGTTCGTCTGATTGATTTCCGTCTCCGGCGTTTCAATCGGTCTACGTCCGGTCAGCGGCTCATTCAAAAAGCCGTCAACAACTATCTGATACTCAGCCATGTTTTCCTCCTTTCCGGCAAAATAAAAAGCGCAGCAAGACAAACCTGTTAAAGTCTATCTCACTGCGCCAAAACTGCGCTTCAAAAGCTATTCACTTTTCTGGCGGATGGATGATTTTCACCCATCCTTCCCTTGTGTCTCCTTCGATAACGCCCTTGCATCTGTCGCACTTGAAATGGTATCGTCCGTCCACTTCGCCAAGATAGCGGTTGCAGCGGACGTTCTTATAGATTGGGTTTTGCCTGATACAAGGGCAACAGATTCTAACTAGCATGAGCGCTCCTTTCGTTAGATTTCTGGAAACAGGCTGTTGAGCACAGACCTGTAAGAAGCTACTGGGAAACTATTCGCACTTCCAGCCGTGCTATCTCCGCTCAGAGAAAGTCATTGCAGTCTTTACATTCAGTTGTCGGACAGATGTAAACGGGTTAACTGCAATTTTGGGTACGGGGGCTGGATTTGAACCAGCGTCCTCCAGCTTATGAGGCTGGCGAGCTACCGTGCTGCTCTATCCCGCCATAAATCCGGCTTGATTGGTTAACCGCTGCTCTTTGCAATGTCATGTCCAAACATTGCATCGAGAGCCGGGAATAGCGGTGGAGAATTCGGAGAATAAAAAGCCAAGCAAAGAAGATGGTTGTGCTGCGTAACGGAATCGAACCGTTGCTTGCTAGCCGTGGGGGAGACAGGCCGGCATTCCCCAAACAATTGGAAACGCAACATATAAAGTCCGGTGAAGGCGAAAGAGTGAGAAAACCTCCACCGGTGAAAGGAGGAATATGCTTGTTGACACGCACGCGAGTAAAATGACAAAGCCCCGCGCACAAGCTATTCCTTTAAGGGAAGCTGCAGAACTTCCTATGTACATTATAGGCCTTGTCAAGTGGTGAAATCAAATAAATAGACCCAGCGAACACAATATATTGTGTTTTTAATCAAAATGGCCTCTTGACAGGCTCAATTTTGCTGATTCCGTTATACAATTCATCTGCAAGCTGTGCCAGACTGTCCGGTGCGTCATCGTGCGGAACTTTGCCAAGCTGCGTGAACATCGTGACCTGTTCCATGAACGCCTTGTACTCTTTCGACTGGTGCTTCTCGTCAAGGAAATAGAACCGTTTGATGTCCGGCGCATACTGGATGATTCTTGACAGCTTGCTTTGCCCACTGGGCGCACGTTGGCTACGGACAGAGCAGTGATAGCCATGCTGTCGAAGCTGGCTGTCCACCACGTCGCAATATTCATCGCCGCCGTTGTTGGCTTCGCCACGCACCACGTTGATTTTGTGCTGGATGATTTTTCCAACCACTTCCGGTCTGGTCACAGTTTTATCGCCGTTATTAAACACAAGGTCTGGGATGAACACAGCATCACCGTACACATAGGCAATAGGGCAGGCGGTAAAGTCACCGCCGCCCCATGCAATATCCATGACCATGAGCTTTCGATCAGGCTCTCCATCAGGCAGAACGCCGTTGAAATACCGCAGTTCATCGGCAGGGAACAGCAGGCCTTCACGCACATAGGGCTTGCCCATGTACTTTGCCCACCATGTTGCATCATCAATGCTGGCTTTCATATCGGCATAGTAGGCATCATCAAAGCCCACGCCGTAGTCATAATTGAAGTTGCTGTGTCCGTTCTCGTCTACCGCAGGAATTACCCGGAATCGGTACTTCGGGTTGTCTGCATACTGGTTCTGGATGCGTCCCAGAGGGTCAAGCACGTTCCAGCGTGTACCGACCATCAGCTCCAATGCGCCTTGCTTCTTACGGTCTTTCAACTGGTTCAAATAGGCATCGTACTTGTTGTTTAGACGCTCAACGTTCAGGCTTTCCTCCAAGTCCTCAATCAAATCATCGCTGTACAGAACGCCGCCCTCGCCAATTTCAACAGCACCAGTCAGAGTGCCGCCAATGGAGCGGCAAGTAAGGGTAGGGAAGCGCTTTTTACGGTTCAGGTCAACACTTTCATCCTTTGCGCTCTTGTCCACAAGCTGAACGTCAGGGAAGATTTTGCCCCAGTTGTAGGTCACGGGGTCAGTGATGATGGACAGCACTTCGCCGTAGAAACCGTTGGTCAACTTGTCAGAGTGTCCGCTCATAACCGATGCAACGTCAGGGCGGTTGCCCATCAGCCATGTGATGAAAAATATACAGAGAGTACTTTTTCCAGTACGCGGGGGCTGACTAACCCCAAGAAATTCTACACGATGGAAAAACAAGTCCTCAAGGTCACGAACCAGCGTCAGAAGCACCTTTCTTCTCGGCTGATAGAACTTCTTCTCCGGTGCGCGGTTCCATTCAAGGTAGATGCAATAGCTGTCGAACACATCCTTTGCTTCAAACAGGTACGTCCGGCCGATAATGTCATAAACCTTCGCCACGTCCTCGCCTGTTTTCATCTTGCCCATCATGGCTGCACAGACAGAGCGCAGTTCACCAGAGTATTTGTAGGCATTGAACCGCTTATCCTGTGGCAGGGCATCTCTTAGGTTCACCACCGCCTGAAACCAGTCCTCATAGACCTGTGCTTCGGTCGGATTTTGCTTTGCATACGCTTTGATGCTGTCAATGATGGCGATACACTGTTTTGGCTGCATAAAAAATAGGCACCCCCTACCTGAAAATGTAAAGAGTGCCTACAACTGCACAAAAAATCAAATATTCGGTTTTATAATTTCATTTCAGAAAATTATTTGCTAAAACCCATCTTAATAAATGGGTTGCACAGTTTATTTTACTTCTTCTGCAAGCTGGTTGAGCCTGCGTTTCAGCTCGTCTGCATCGTAGTACAAGGCGTCTGCGATGGCATTGAGAATATCGGGCTTGTCGGTGTAATCGCACAACGTTTCAATCAGTTTCAAGCTCTGATCTGACAATTTTACGGGTTTCATGCTTTATTCCTTTCTTTGACTATGTAAAGTGGGCTTCGGTTTTTCATCCCCAAGCATTAACTTGTAACGAAGATACCTTTCAATGATGTCAGATCAGACCAGCCCCTGCAGCATCGGATCTCATTTTGACAAGTTCTTTTTTGAGTTCAAAGTTTTTGCTGTATTGCTCCATAAACGACAGGACATTCATTTTCTTTTGGTTGTTTGGAAAAATAAATTCGTCCGAAACACCGTCTTTTGAAACGCTATAAAAATCCTTTGATATATGCTGTTTCTCTAATTTGACTTCAAATCCATGTTGCAGCAGCCAAGAAATTGCGGCTTCTTCATGCTTGCTAAAATCCCATTTCTTGTTTTCGAGCCCTTGTAAAATAGCTTTCATGTTTTGCTCCTTTCACCTGTTCTGTTCAGCAATCCGATACCATGTCTGGCGGGTCACGCCAAGCTGCTTGGCAGCGTCCGTGACTGTGAGAATTCGCTTCTCCACCTGTTTGTGAAGAACGTCAAAGAGGTTGCGGTCATACTCGGTGGGTTTGCGGCCTTCCCTGTAATCGGGGCGCTGACTGGCAATATTCTTGCCCTCTTTGGTACGCTCAACAATCATGTCACGCTCAAACTCTGCAAAGGCAAGCATAACATTACGAATCAGTTTTCCGGTCGATGTGTTGTTCATCAGACCCATATTCAGAATGTTCACGGACACATCTTTTGCAAGCAAGCTGTCAATAATTTCAATACCGCCCTTCACAGAACGAGCGATACGGTCAAGCTTCGCCACCATCAGCGTATCTCCCGGCTGGATTTCAGCCATCAGCTTGTCCAGTTCAGGGCGATGCAGCTTCGTGCCGGTATAAACATCCGAAAAGATTTTCTGTGCGCCGTTGGCTTTCAGAAGTTCCGACTGAGCTTCAAGGCTGTTGCCGTCAATCGCTTGACCAGCGGAACTGACACGAGCGTAACCGTAAATCATTCTGGTTCACCGTCCTTTTCCTCTACTACTTCATAGCAGCCAGCACGAGTAAGTTTCCCATTTGCAGGTTCTACGACCAGTCTGTACCCGAAAACCTCAAGAATTTGAACCATTGTGGATAATTTCATATCATCAGCGAGGACACGAGAAGATGCGCTGGAAATGGTTTTGTAGTCAAGCTTTTCTCGGAGATATTCGTATGTTTTATGCTGATTCTTCATTATGTCACGAAGAATTTCGCTTGAGTTCACCTTGTTATTTGTTGCAGCCATTTTTTCGTTCCTCTCTTTCTTTAATGCCAGTATACGCTTTCTAGCGTAAATTGTCAAGAGTTTTCTCAATTTTACTATCACCAAGTCCAGATATTTCTGAGGTCTCACTTATGTGACCGAATTATATTTACAGAATGTATATATTTTATAAAAAGAGCGATAATTCGTAATGTGAAAAATCTGTTTGTAAACTTATTTATTTACATTCTGGGAGCGAACCGCTATCAAATATCACACATCTGTGACGCAAATTCAGATATATCTGATGCAAATTATACAAATTGGGCTGTTGACAACTATATACCAAGCGTCTATAATCTAAGACAGCAGAACACACGATGAATCAGCCAACAACGGCAGATTTATCCTTTGTGGCATAAAAAATAGGCCGTCAGCACGACCGACCAAAGTAGCACTGACGACCTATTCCACCACAAAACAGAAGCTGCGCAACCAAGGGCGCAGTCTCGGTTTCTGTCAATTATTATAGCAGAAGCAAACGACTTCTGCAATAGAAAGGAGCAAAAAATATGAACTTTCCCACGACAACCGAAGAATTTCTGAAAACCATCGCCCACGGCAAAGAGCCGACCAGCAAGGACAGGGAGTACGCAGAAGCGCTGGGTAAGCTGTCCGAACTGAACTACCGGGCAGGGTACGAAGCGGGAGCAGCCAATAAGAACGGCAAAATCTGATGTCAGCACTAGTGAACACAATATCTAGTGTATTTTTGATTGACATTCAGATATTTTGCAGTTGCACTTATTGCACAGCAAAACGAAAGGGGGTGAATATGTATGAGTAGTCCTTACGCAGAGCGTTACGGTCACACCGTTACCATCAGCGTGACGGAGCGACAGTTTGCAAGCTTGCAGGAATACTGCATCAAGAACCGGGTCTCCATCTCTGCTGCGTTCCGTGAAGCGTTCTTTACGCTGCATCCCATCCCGGAGACCGATGAAAACGAAAAATGATACGCTCGCTAAAGTTTGCAGACCACAGCGAACGTATCATGTAAACCCTGAGAGAAGCATTCTCTCGCCGTTATTATAGCAGAAAATTGCTTCTCTCACAAGTGAAAAGGAGCTTTTTAATGCAACTTTCTTTGTCTGAGAACATCAAAATCTTCAACAACGCCGAGTTTGGCGAAATCCGCGTCATGCTCATTGATGACGACCCTTGGTTTGTTGGCAAGGACATTGCGGTAGCACTTGGCTACGCAAAGCCTGAGAACGCACTGTCAGCACACGTTGATGAGCAAGATAAAACCACTACCCTGATTCAGGGTGATGGTTCTAATTACAAGAGCAAGACAACCATCATCAACGAATCCGGCCTGTACAGTTTGATTTTCAGCAGCAAGCTGGAAAGCGCACAGCGGTTCAAGCACTGGGTCACTCACGATGTTTTGCCGTCCATCCGCAAGCATGGAATGTACATGACCGACAACCTGTTGGAGACGGCTATTGCCAACCCGGACTTCGTGATCGGGCTGATTCAGAACATGAAGGCCGAAAAGGAGAAGAGTGCAGCGTTGCAGATGCAGAACAAGCAGCTCTGTGAGAAGAACGAGGAGATGCAGCCTAAGGCAGACTACTTCGATGACCTTGTGGCATGGAATTTGGCTGTTTGTTTCCGTGGCACGGCAAAGGAGCTGCGTATTCCTGAACGCAAGTTCATCCAATCGCTTATTGAAGATGGTTACATCTACCGTGACAAGAACAGAAATCTCCTGCCGAAAGCTGGCAAGGGTGACGAACTGTTTGTCGTTAAGGAATTTCTCAATCGGAAGAATAAGCATGGCGGTTTGCAGACCAGAGTAACGCCGAAAGGCCGTGAGACATTCCGTCTGCTCTACGCAAGCATCCGTAGAAGCGTATAACATCTAATAAGAAAAGCCAGTGGTTAGAGAACATCTAGCCGCTGGCTTTTTTGTTATGCGATTATTCCTCTACGAGGTCTGCGTACTTAACTTCAATACGAGGAAGTTCATCAGTGGTGCTGGTCAATGCTCTAGTAATTTTTTCAAGCCCGGTGAACTCACCATAGACTGTGATAATATCATCTTCCAGAATCTTCACAGCATCGCCGCCGCGCTTATCCAGCATATAATACTCGTCATCGGCATAGAATCCGTATCCGCTGTTGTCAGTGTAGGTTCTCCATGCTTTTTCGCTGCCGGAGAAGTTTGCGTCAATAATCTGCGAGACCTTTACCTTGACTACAATCTTAGTACCTTCATACTTTTCAGGATAGCGGCACAGTTCCTTATAGTCCACAGTCTGGCACTCTGCCTTGTAATCGTCCTCGCTGATTTCAGGCACAACAGATGCAACAGAAGAAGCGGTCGATTCACTTGCCTTAGATATTGCTTTACTGCTGCTTGCAGAGCTGTCAGAGCTGCTACCAGAGCCGACAATGGCAGACAGAACAATCAGTACGATAATAGCGATGAACCACCAGCGTTTGTAGATGGGCGGTTTATTCTTACCGCCACACTGAGGGCAGACCTTTGCACTTGCGGCAATCTCTGCGCCACAGTGCTTGCACGTTGTCATTTTACTTTTAGCCATTGTAGATTCCTCCCTTTCAAGGCTTGTAAGGCAAGTATAGCACAGAACGCAGACCCTTTGTAGGGGTCTTTTTTGTTTTTGCGGGAAATTTTTGATTGTGCATAAAGAGCAAGATTAAAACTTGTGCAAATCACTTCACTTTCTTCATCGGCCTGCCATTAGGAAGCTGCGGTGACTTGATGGCCTGTTCCCATGTCATCCCTTTCTTCTTCACTCTATAAGTAACGGTAGGAACAAGCAGCCCGTATTGTTCACACCATTCTGACAAAAATTTTGTTTCTCCATCCATCGTAATTGTCATGCCGTGTTTTTTGTAAAATTCGGGTCTGTTGAACTCGCTTCGTGGACGCTGATTTGTCATCTGTTCTTTCATTGTCGCCCATCGACAGTTTTCGGGACAATAATTGCCGTCATTGTTAATTCGGTCAATGCTTAACTCGTCACTATATCCATGAGATAATGCCCAATCTTGAAATGCCTTGTAATCGTCAATCCATTCATCGCAAATAGAAATTCCTCTTGCACCATAATATTTATAAGCAATCGACTTGGGATTATAGCATCTCTGGTGCATACCATACCAAATATTAGCGATTCTATGATTTACGCATCCGTATATTTTTGATTCCATCTTTCTTGCAACGCAATTAACGCCGCAAGACTTTGCCGTGCCACCTGACAGCTCTACTGCTCGAACATTTTTGATATTCCCACAGTCACACTTACAAGGGAACGTACGATTTCTCTTGTTATATGCGCCGATGATTTCAAGATGCCCAAATCTGCGACCAATCCAATCTTTGGAATCGTATTTTCCATGATTAAAATTGCAAGGGCATTTTTCGGCAATGCCATCAACTACTTTCTTCCCAGAGCGTTGCGACTTCTTGTGGCATCTAGTGCATTCACAAAGCCAACCATTGCCGCCTAAGATTTCAAGCACTTTCCAAGTTCCAAACACCTGTCCAACATATTTTTCGTCATGGTATGGATACAGACGCGAATATGTTTTTTGAGCATCGGCTTCTTTTTGTTTTTTTCGGATTTTTTCACGTTCTTCTCTTGCGGCTGCGATTCTTGCGAGTTTGACCGCTTTGCGTTCTTCTTTCATACAAGCACAATGTCCAGAGTTTTTCCCAGTAACATAATCCTTGCCGTTACGGGTCGTTCTAATCGCCCCGCAATGAACGCATTTCAACGTCCATATTTGTTTTGCACTATTCCTCATATCATCTGCGGGCTGAACGTCAATAACTTCAAAATCTCCATACACTTTTCCAATTCGCTCTTTATAGAAGCCATCGCACCATTTTTCAAGAGACCATTCAGATTTTTCCATGCAATCCTCCTTGTATCGTTGTTTTCTGATTCTATTATACCACTTTTTTAGTGGAAGTACAATGTTTATTACACTATATGTGGGGCTTATTTTATGTGGCAAGGATGGATGAAGTGTTCACCCACCCCACCCCCGGCGTTCCCTATATGCCCCGCCGGTGACCCCTGCCCACTCCAGCGCACCCGGAACGACGGCACACGACAGGCAGCAGGGCAGACCATGCCAAAAACCAGAGCGGATAAGTGCTAGGGCAGACCGACGCCCAAACGCTGGACTGCTTGCGCAGTGCGTCCGAAACTGAGCAAAAACGGACAGCCCAAAACCTCAAAAATAAATACGCAAAAAAGCGTAAATACCTATTGACATTTACGCAAGAAAGCGTATAATATAATCAGACGCAAGAAAGCGTAACACCTACCAAACACCACCACAAAACAGGAGGACGAAATTATGAAAAAGACCATCGACTATACTGCACTTGCGGATACCATCCGCGCAGAACTCAACGCCCGCCACGATCGCAGCGCATGGGATAAGGCCGTCACGCTGTACGCTCTTGACCTGTTGGACGATGTGCAGGAGTGTGCGGACAATATGGAGCGCTTGCCCCTTGACGGTGCAGAGCTTGAGCGGTGGGCACTTAACGGCGCAAGCTGCTGGGAGCAGTACAGCAACGGCGGCTGCTCCATCTGCTATGATGCCGACATCGCCGCCCGCGTCTGCACCCCGTCCGAACTCAAACGCAAGCATGGCGGGATGTATGAGCCCAACAGCCGGGAAACGTGGCTTGATGTGCAAGCTCGCGCACTGTACCAAGCTTGCAACCGTATCCGCACTATCTGCCGCACCAACGGCCTGTATTGCAAGGGGGTGCAGTGATATGTTGGTACTTGATGCAACCCAGTGGGCTGCCCTCTGGTATGTGGGCGGCATGATTAGCGGTGCACTCGTTATGATTGCGTTTCTCAACAGCTAATAAGGAGGGTCAAAAAATGACGACGTTTGAAGAAAAAGTGAACGCATACCGTGAAAACAAGCGGCTAATTGAAGAGCTTGAAGCAATGAACGACGCCGTAAAGGCTGAAATTATTGACATGATGCACGGCGCGCCGGAAATGGTGCAGGGCACCGCAAAGGCCATTTACAAGGACGTGCAGAGCGTCCGACTCGATAGCAAGCTTTTGCAGGCAGCGCACCCGGATATTTACGCCGAGTGCAGCAAGCGCACCACATACAAGCGTTTTAGTGTGGTATAAGGGGGTGCGACAAGTGATATTTTCCGGCGTCCTGTTTATTTTTTGGTTTTTTAGTGCCTTATTTAAGGCATCTAAGTAAGGAGGTTTTACGTTATGACTACCAGCAATAAGGGCTTTGATATTATGACCGGGCTATATACCACCCGCTACTATGCACGCAAGGCCTGCACCGGTGATTACGTTGTTGTCAAGGTTTGCGGCGGCTATGCCATCATGACGGCAGCAGATTACAACATCTGGTGTAAACAGTGTTGATCCGCTTCACATTCCTACCCCGCCCACGCTGGCGGGGCTTTTCTTTTGCCTTGCATCTGCTGAGGGTGCAGGGCTTTTATTTTGCCATGCTACAATGCAGCCTCATACAAGCATTTACAGTGCGTTTTGTGCCGTCCATGCAGTTATACCACACACGCCACAAAACAGCACACAGGGCTTTACATGGGCGTTTCCTGCAATTTGACCAATCCCACCGCCCACAATACCAGACCGACACAAGCGGATATAATACCATCTGCGCCACGCTAAAGGGTATCACAGCGCCGCAACACCTCCAGCGTATACCGGATACCAGCGCCACGCTGGACGCTGTACAGGCCAGCACAGCCGCCCTATTATAATAAGGTATATATAAGGGTGTGTCCCTTTTATGGATCCATGCCAGACGGTACGGCAGATCACAGACCATGCCAGCCCGGCGGGGTCAGCAGTCATGGCGCGGCGAGCGGCGCAGAATCATTGACGGCTGTCGCCGCAGCTCTTTTCGGGCTTTCGCCCGATAGCTAATAGAGGTCAATAATAGTCGCAGCGTTCCGGTTGGAATAGTCGTAACAGCTTCTGAAATAGTCGTAGCCAATAGTCGTGGTTTCTCCAATAAAATAGTCGTGAAATAGTCGTAAAGTCGTCAGACGACTAGCTTTTGAAAGTCCTATATATTGTATAGTAACGAGCAGTTCGATGATAGTCGTGGAGTAATAGCCGTAGCATTTTCTTGCGAACTATCGTCAAATAGTCGTGTATTTTTTGTGTGAAATAGTCGTTTGCCTTTTAGGGGAAGAGAGGTGCGATAGTCGCTAAGTCGTCCGACCACTCCAAAAATCACCTCTCGTTCCAATTTCGCATAATATATTCCTCCGCTAGTTATATCAATTTCGTATAATAACCGTACTTATTATAATATACAGATATAGTTACTCCCGATAATCACTGATTATTTCGTATAATAACTCGTACCATCCAATTCGGTCTGTTCCTGCTCGATTTAATTCCCAGTAACGCACTATGGTATTATATTCAATTCATAGTATTATGCTAGGAATAATAAATGCAACATTTCTACATATTCAGCCTACTACAAAATGAAGTCAATTTTCCATGTCTGGAATAGTCGCAGCCCATCCACCAGTCAGAACCTCATGCCAGCTCTTGCCTACGGTCTGCTCTGCTGGCTAACGGTATAGTTTTGGAGATAGAGGGTTGTAGGGGGAAAGAACCAGTCTGCAATTTCGTATAACTGTTATTTATTCACTTTTGAACTATCGTAGCACACCCGGCTCCGTCAACGCGCGTGCTCGAGCATATAACGCCCGCGGACGCGCTAAACACACGGGGAGGGAAAGGGGGAGCACGGAAGATGTTAGGGGGATTATAGGGGGTAATAGGGGTTGTAGGGGAAAGAGGGGGACAAAAGGGGGAAAGAGGAAACAAGGGGGAAAGGGGACAAAAATTTGAAAGCCATTTCCGAAAGTGATAGTCGAAGCGTTTTTTCGTCTCACAGATCTTACTTTCGTCTCAATCAGTCCTGAGATTTGACAAATAGTCGTTGGCATTCGCCCATCTGGCTGCTATCATCGCCGGAAAGGCGTGTAAGAGCCTGTCTGACGCGTTTTTCTGCTTGACCCGATAACTTTCACGTCTGAACCCGAAAAGCCGTTCTCAACGCTTCTACATCGTTCTAATCGCATGGTCTAGTTCGAGATATGCTATCATCAACGGAGAGCCGTCTACGAGCGTCTATGTCGCGTTTTTGCAATGAAGTCGATAAAGTTATCGTCCAGCACCTAAAACGCCTTAAAACAGGCTTTCTCTCGGTGTTTAAGCGAAACAAGAAAAAGCCATCCTGTCATAAGTTGACAGAACAGCTCTTGGCAGTTCGTTGTATTGCGCTCATTCTTCAACCAGAGTGATTTTCGGAAGCTGGTCAACAGGTGTTCTCATAACCCACTGAAATGTCTCCCAAAGCCCATCGTACGTCTGGAAGATGTTTGCATGGCGTCTTTCATCGCCCCAATGAGCCCTGATAAAAAGTCTTACGGCAAAATCATCTTCATTGCGTTGCAGGCCAATGGACATTAACAGTTTTTGTATCGATTCTGCGTCATCTTTTCGTTCTCCTTTCAATCCATCCAAGTATACTCTTGAAACCGTTGGATTTGCTTGTTAAACGTAATGGGAAGGTCGCCTATCTCACCCTCCTTGTTCTTGCTCAGCCGGAACAGATACTTGTCGGGGTTATCGCCGGACAGAAGGATGATTGCATCTGCGTCCTGTTCAATCTGTCCGCTCTCTCGCAAGTCGGAGTTAGTAGGCGTTGCTCCGGGCTTGGATGGGTTTCGATTAAGCTGTGCCAGTGCCACCACGACAATGCCTGTTGTCTGCGCCAGTTCATGTAAGGCAATGGATATGGCTGTAATGGTGGCATATCTGTCCTTTGCGCCCGTTTCATGGATGAGTTGAAGATAGTCTACGAAGATGATTTGAGCCTTTTTACGGAGAGCCTGAGCCTTCATCCACGCCACGTTCTTTCCGGCAGCGGAGCGGATATATAATGGCATCTTCATGTTTTTTGCTTGTCCGTCAATCTCATTCAAGCTGACAGCCTTATTTTTCACCGTGTCCAGAGGGCAGTATATTTGATTAGCCATCAGACGTGCGCCCAGCTTGCGTTTGCTGGTTTCTAAGCTGAAATAGTACACGGTGTAGCCCTGCTTTGCCATGCTTGCTGCTATTTGCAGGGACAGGGCTGTCTTGCCAGCAGACGGTCTGCCGCCGATGATGATGAAATCGCCCGGTGAGATGTGCAGCGCTTCGTCCAGACGCTCTAGGCCTGTTTTGATATACACAGGCTTCTCGTCCATGTGAAGCACATAGTCGTTCAGCACATCCTCGTATGTCCACGCATCTTCTTCCTCAGCTTTCAGGCTCATTGCTTCGCCCATCTGCTGGTAAATGTCTGATAGATCAGAATAGTCGGTAAGCTCGCTGGTCATCTGAAATGCCAGACCTTGCACACGAGTGAGTGCAGCTTGTTCTCTGATAAGCTGTGCCCAACGCTGCATCTGCTCCCTGTCAATTCGTACACACTCCGACTCGCAGGTTTGTACACACGCTAAGATCGTCTGTGCCACGTCTGGATGCTGCGTGTTTATCTCGACTATATCTATCTTACCCCTAGCCGTCCAATAGCCCTGAACAGCTGCAAAAGCGTCTCTCAGCTCAGGTCTGAACAAGTCAAGCTCAAGGTCTGGTATGATTTCATCCACAATGCCCGGCTTGCAGAGCGTCAGCGCACCGATAAATACCGTTTGAACTTCCATTGTCATAGTCTAGGAAACTCCATCTCCGCACTTTGCTCGTACTGGTCATCCTGTTTCAATGCGTAAATGTCCTGCCATCCGGCATAGATGCTCTGTTCGAGAATAGCTTTCCAGTCGTTCCGATCAAACTTTTCCAGCTTGTTGCAGAGCATCTGTTTTGCTCGGTCTGTCATAGGCTTCTTGATTCTTGTACGCATTTGTGCGAACTCTCGCAGGGATTCCAGCAGGGCTTTATCGCCATGAGCAAAGTCGGAGAAGATGTCAGGTTTCTTCTTGACTGCACTCTCCGGCAAGGTCTTGACGTTCGTCTGACTGTCAGTTGATATAATGGGTTCATTGTCATCTGACTTTGAACTCATAGATGAGCTGACCTTCATCTCATTTATGACATGAGGATGAGCTGACTTTCGTGTAGACCATCCTTTTGACGCAATATCGCTTCTTTTCGATTCTTCATCGAGCAGATGCTTAATCAAAATGAAACAAGATTCTGCTTTTTTTGAGCTCAAAGTTACGTCTTTTCCTTCAAAAACGTATGCACAGATTGCATCGTAGAGTTCCAACTTCTCTTTGCTTTTGAGCGTGGAGATGGCTTCAAAGTAGTATCGTTGGAATGTAAAGCTGTCTCGTTTTTTGTCCATACTCAATCCTCTTTATAGCGTTTGTTCCATGCTTCGATAGCGTCTTTGCGTCCATCGTGGATAATTTCAATCTCTCCACTATCGTTCATTCTAAACTCGATTCGATACTCTCTATTGGGATTTGTGAAACCACATTTATTGCATCGGATGTTAAATTCGTATCCTTTTATAAGGCTTCTTGAAAAATCCTTCTTTATGGAAAACACGGCTTTCCCACCGCAAAACGGACATCTCTTAAGTTCTTCCATCTTTAATTCTCCTTAAAACAGGCACTCAGCGTCAGGTTCACGCAGCCATCCTTCGCCCGGAATGTTGACTATCTCATAATACTGCCGTGCAACGTAGATTGTTTTCTGCCCATCCTCAGCAATCAGGCCGACAATCAGATAGTTGCCAGCAGCCATAAAGAACCAAGGGTTGCTTTTATAGGTCTCGCCCTTCATCCAGTTCTTCATCCTGTTCACGGCTTTTTCAATGTCCTTGTCGGGGCAGTCTGGGTTTTCGTATGCAAAGAAATCCTCAGGAAATTTAAGCTTTTTCACTTTCTAAATCCCTCTCTCGTTCTCACAATTCGTTTGTAACCTTCATGTAGCTTTGCGCCTTTACGGTATACAGGTCGATTGTGCTTCTGCTTGATGTAACCGCACTGCGTTTCGGACTGTCTGATAGCGTTTGAAAGCTGTTCAAGTGATGCAGCACAGCGGTTCATTGCTTCTGTGAGCGCTTCAAATCCATCCATCTTTAATCCTCCTTTGGCTCTTCTGGCGCACACGTCCAATGCGTTACCATGTACCAATCATCGTGTTCCAATGGGTCGTTAAACTCGTCTCTCCACGCCTGTTTGCCGAATGCTGGCGCATAGAAGCCAAGTCTCATGTACCGCTCATAGTCGTTTTCGTTTTGGTAAATGTGTTTTACCATCAAAATCAGCATCGGAGCATCTGACGGAGGCAACTCATCCCGCACGGAATGCCATACATACTTGTCCATATCCATCACCTCATATCATCGGAAACGCCATCCAATGCGTCACCGTTACATCTTTCGGCAGTCTCTCGCCTATCTCATCCCAGAATTGACCGTCTGCGTAACAGCCAAGAAAGTACACTGTCGGCGAGATTTCTTGCAACATTTTTCCATCTTTATCACGCCACGTTGTCTTAGTCGCAAGCAACAAAGGCTGCGTCCGCTCTTGTAGCGGTTCGCTTGCTGGATGCCAGAGGGTGTTAGCCATTTTTATACCCCTGCCTTGTACATCGTATATAAGACCACAAATCCAATCGAAAAAGTAAAAATGTGGAGAATTACATCCGCAAGAAGCTTTATCTTTTCATCGGAAATTTCGTCCAAAAATATATCCCATATCAAAATTTTTTCAATGAGATATGCTATCTCATATATAAATATTCCAACCAGAAAAGAAGCTAAAACCACAATCAACGCATTTCCAAGATTACTCATTCTCTTTTTTCTCCCATTCCTTGCATCCACGTTCGTCCCACACGAAGTCTGCAACGTGTTCTGACTGGTCGTTCACGCACACGCCCTCCGGCTCTGCGTACCATTTGCAAGAGCCACAGGACGGCTCAGATTTGTTCTTGCAAGATTCTGCTGTGCATCGGATGGCCTTGCCAGCAGAGAACTGCTTGATGCCCATGCAAGAGCAATGCTCGGTGGTGCAGTAGAAGTTCATTCCTCTATCTCCTTCCATCCGATAAACTCGCATAAGCCAACAGTGCTATTGGCACAACGATGGATGAGAACTTTATCACTTATTTTAAATTTTGCGATAAATCCAATTTTGCTTTCTTCCATTTCGTTTTCAAACATCCAATCAACGATGTCTTTATCGATTCTGACATCGCCTTCGTCTGCCATGGTTGCAAAGCACTGTTTGCACCTGTAAAGAGCGCACTTTTTCATTATCTCTGTCCTCTCTTTCCTCTGTTGAACCGCCCGATCACACGCTTATATTCTGCATAGCACTCCGGGCACAGGTCGCCTGTGTCCCTGCGCCACGCCCAGTCCTTGAAGTATTCGTCAGGGTTCATCATCCTGCCGCTTAGAATCGCTCCGCAGCGGTCACATACTCGCTTGTGATAGATTCCTCTGTCAGTTTGCATCGCCTTTTACCTCTCTGTACTCCACGTCAATCCCCTTAGGCAAAGCCGTCTGGTACTTCTGAGCCAACTGCTCTGCGCTCTGGGCATCACCCAACGGCTGTTCAGGCGGCGCAACGGTGACTTCCACGTTGTCACGCATACCAAAGTAGTTCTTGGCTCGGAAAATCCACTCTGCCGGGTTCTCCTGACCGTACATACCGTTGTACGCCCACATAGACTGCATTTGCAGAATCAGCTTCAGTATGTACTTCTGCTGCAAGCTGTCGTCACGGCGTTTGCCCGCCATAATCTGCTTCAGGCTCACCCATTCGATGCCAAGCACCAGTGCAATCCACTCCACCACAGGGGAGATTCTGGCTTCGATGCAAGCGTCAAAGAAGAAGTCAAGGCGTTGCTGCACTTCGATTGGGTTGTTCATGTCCACGCTTGGAAGGTCGCCAAAATACTTGGCTGCAATCATGCCAATGACCTTCTTGTCCTCTTCATCACCGATTCTTGACTGCAAATCGCCTGTGTTCAGCATCTTAGACCTCGTGATTGCTAACTCCTGTTGTTCCTTCACCTTTTTACTCACCTGTGAGCGGATAGATTTCCGCTTGTTAAGCATCTGTTGTTTCTTTTTCTCACGCTCTTTCTCACGCTTCAAAGCGGCTTCTTCTTTCGCCTTTTGCGCCCGCTTCTCACGCTTTTTCTTTTCAGCTTCGGTCAGCGGCGGTCTGCCACGACCGCGCTTCGGGGGTGTTGCCATGTATCAGGCCTCCTTTGGCGGTTCAGGAAGATACGCCCAATGAGTTACATCTCCAAGCACAATGCACTCGTCGTCTTCCCATAATCCGTCATAAGATAAAAATGCAATTTCAATGCCGAACTTTTCTCTTTTTACGAGAACTTCTTTGTCTTTTTCGGGTAAAACTTTCTTGGCATCAAACCATATATTGGCGGGCTCAGATTTTTCCAATACGTTTGCTAAATCTAAAAACACATCTCCAATGCTACTTCTGATTTGTCCTTGTATGTATACGATGAAGTTTTTGCTATCCAAAAACGGCTTCGCTTCATTCTTTTTATCAACGCCAACAGTTTTCCACGCCGCAATGATTGGATCAACATCAACCAGTTTCACACTCTCACCTCTTCATCTTCATTTCGATGTAGTCCAGCTTCAATGCAATCCACCAAACGGAACAGCAGTTGTCTAACTGTCTCCACCAAGCGCACTTTTCTTTTTCGCATACGCACCGACCAAGCGGATTGCTGGCCATTTTCATCGGGCAGTAAAGTTCGTTGTCCATTGGTTATTCCCCGTTCATCTCATAACATTTGCTGTAGTTTTCGTTGAATCCCAAACACCAAGCTAACTCGGAAGCCATTTCCTGATAAATGCCTTTGATATTAAGCTCAGTTTCGGATTTCGCACAGCCACTATAAAGACCATACAGAAAAGCCAGCCTTTCACGCCCTATCATGTTGATATCCTGAATCATCATTTCCACCCCATAACAACAGCCGTACAAACGGCTAGACACACGTTGACGAACAGCCAGACGAGGGGCGGTTTCTATGCTTATTCATCTGACTTCTCCTTTGCTTCAAGGCGAGAGAGCCAGCGTTTGTATTTAGCGTCCTCAATTTCAAGCTCTGCGTCCCAAAATTCGCTTTCAGATTTGATGTTTGCGCCAAACCAAGAATCGAACAGGGCATCAATCGCATTTGTTACATCTGCAATTTCTTCTGTCAAATTTGCTTCGCACTCTGCAACGCTCTTCGGTGTCGGGTTAGTGCCATCCAGCGCCCGGCGCGGCTTCAACGCAGCCTGTGCCAGTTCAGATGCTTCTTCTGCCAACCGCGCTAAGATTTCCGTCTTAGGCAAGATGTCTGAAACTTTTTTCTCACTTCTGTTCTCCTTTCAATCGATGTATCTCCATGCAACGATTTTGACATCACTTGAAACCCATTCACCACTACTTTGAAACCAGCGTTTATCGTTATATCTACGGTACGCAATGTCGAGGTTTCCATTTTCAAGCTTTATTTCGACAGCCACGCCACATTGCGGTTGAGTAGTCATGTTGTTTCATTCGTTCTTGTTCCCGTTGTCTAGTTTTTCTTTGTTTGGCTCTAACCAGTCATTCAATTCTTTCATGCAAGACGGACAAAGTTGAATCGGTTCTTCGCCAGCGATTATGTTTGCTCCGTTTTTTTCTGTCTTGATTTTTGCGATGCCATTGAAGCCATCTACTTTGTACCCGTCAAAGACTTCTCCGCATCGGTCACACTTAAAACAAATCATGTTCTCTCCAATCTCTTTAGCAGCCCATCAACGTCATACCGCCAATGGACACGCAGCCTTTTCGCTTTGACCTCTATCCCTTCTTGCTCTGCCCACTGCCAAGGGATGCTCTTTCGGCTTTCGTTGTAACGAAACGCCAGAACCTTGCTGGCAGGAATTGCAAAGGTGCGGTTGACCGCTCTGTAATTGACTATCACATGGGCGGTCTGACCGCCGTACCCCATTGCTTCCACCATATCAGTGATGTGTTTTTCCTTGCGGTATTTGCACTTTGCCTTGTCGTACTTGCCGAACACTTTTTCCAGAGGGATAGAGGGCGTTTCGATGGTTTTCAGCTCAAACAAGTGGTTCATCGGGTATCGGTACACAAGGAAGTCGCAGATGTTGTCGATGGAAAAGGACAGGTTCTCGTTGCCGCCGTAGTAGGTGGCAGCACTGTCTTTCAGGCGGTAGCACCACGCATCGGACGGGACGGATGCCTTGAAGTCTGCTTCAAACTGCTTGCCGGTGTTCATAAATTAGCCCGTCCATCGTTTTCTTCTCCATGTGTATGGATAAACATAAAGCATTCCTCTCTTGATCATTCTTTCTGTCATCTGTTTTGCCAGCTCAAGTGATGATGCTCTGGGCGCAAAAATCTGTTCCGGGTATTTGATTTCCACCATCAATCCGTTTCGGATAATAGATTTTTCGCACGGATACTTGTAACCGTCTTTCAGGATATAGCCGACCATCTTCTTACCGCTATGTGGTTTGAACCCATACCAAATGCAAGAAAGCGGACTACTTTCAAACGGAACCAAAATCTGTTTATTTGAATCAAATCTGCAATGGCTGTTCAAAACAGAAGCGATGTGTTTCATCGTTTTCTTCGATGGATTTTTCATCCTCGTTCACCTCTAAATTCACTTCCGAGAAACCGTTTCTTGCCTTTTTCCCGGTGCTTGTCCTCATAATCACGGTGGTTCACGCTCTGGCTGTGGTTCAGCTCATACACGAATGCCTTGCGTTCCTCGAAGTCTTTCTTTTCTGCCTTATACTTATCGCAAGTGTCGTGACAGGCTTGGTGGCGTGATGTGCAGCTTTGCAACAAGTAATCATTCTTCGCCAAATCTCCTTTTTGTTACAGCCATCGGGAACTCTTCGATTTCACTTGCCCAGCGTGCTGTTCCCTTGCCGTATGCTCTTTGCCAGACCAGAGGGAAACCGCCCAGACCATCGAACAAGCTTCCCAGTGTAGGTTTTTCTTTCAGGTAAGGGCGCATCCTCTGCACCAACCAAAACCATTGTGGCAAAGCGATCGAGTTGCCCAGAGCCTTGTACCGTGGGCTGTCAGCGTATTTATGCTTCTTTCCTTTGCTATCTGTCCAGTCGCCAATGTTGGTGTAATCGTCAGGGTAGCCTTGTAACCGTTCGCATTCAACAGGGGTCAGGCGGCGAACAATCCAACGGATGGCTTTCTCTGCAATCAGGCATTCGCTTCCATTGCCGATGTTCCCGGATTTTGCTTTCAAGGTTGAGCATTTGTCACTTTCCTTGTAGTGGCTGAAAGACTGTTCGTTGAAGGTCTTGCGTTCGATTGCGATAGCCGTGTAGTCTGTGATTCTGTTCTCGTGGTCGCCTGTTATGGTTGGGCAAGTTTTGCCATTACCATTACCTCTTGCGTCATATACCTTCATAACAACAGCTGGTGTATGCGCGCTTGCCGCTAACGGATTTTCAGGGTGTAGGAATTGCCCCCCCCTATCACGTCCATAAGGGCTTGCTTGAGAATGTCCGGGAGTGGCTTCCCACGCTTCGATGCTCTCGTCAAGATGCCCTGACACGCCCGTGCGCTCAAATAGTATTTCTGCGGCACGTTGACCTCCGAAATCTGCGACAAGAGCGATACGCTTTCTTCTTTGGGAGACTCCCCAATATTGAGCGTCAAGCTGTCGCCATGCCAGAGACCATCCGTTTCCGGCGATTGCTCCGGCTTTGCTCCATCTGCCCCCCCTACCCGAAGGTCGAGAAATTGAAGCGTCTGGTTGTTCCACGCGGGCAAGTTCTTCCAACACGGCTCTGAAGTCTTCGCCGCCGTTGGAACTGAATGCTCCGGGTACGTTTTCCCAAACAGCGAAAGTTGGATGCAGTCCATTTGTGCTTGACCTCATTTCTTTTATGATCCGAACCGCTTCCATGAACAACCCGGAGCGTTCTCCCGCAAGTCCTGCCCTGCGTCCAGCAATGGACAAATCCTGACACGGACTTCCGAACGTGATGCAATCCACCGGCTCTATCTTGTCTCCGTGAATCTTTGTGATGTCGCCCAAGTGTTTCATCTTTCCAACCGCCCGTCCAGCCAGATAGCGCAGCTCTTATATAAGGTAGGCGGTCACGGATTACAGGTCAGAATGGCAGATCATCCGCGTTGCCCTCAATTACGGCAAAGTCACCAGTATCAGGCGCAGAACCAGACCCGCCAGCCAGCGTTTTCTTCGGTCTGACCTCATAATCGCCGGAACGAATCTTGTCCACGCTCGTGAAGCGGTCAACGACAAGCTTCGTCTTGACGTTGCCATCGTTGCCCATGTACTCTTCCTCACGGAGAACTACGCCGACCAGCTTGCCACGCAGGGTCTTTTCATCGTTGTTGAACTTGTAGCCGGGATTAGACTGTTCCACAGCGGTGATAAAGCCCTTGAAGAATGGCAGCGCCTTCTCTTTGTAGCTCTTGATGGTCTTGCCGCCCCATGCCCATTCGCCCGGATTCAGCTTGCCGCGCTCGATAAGGGAAGCGGTCTGCTCACGCCAGTAACCCTTGAACTCGCCCTCTGCGACTTCCCACTCGATGTTCAGACGCTCTTTCGCTGGTTCGTCCGTTGCCTTGCAGATACCGGCAACATAGCCGCCAACAGGCAGGTCACGGCGTTCGGTGGCTTCCTGCACGTCATTCCAGTTGATGTTCTTCATCTGTTACTCTCCTTTGTTATCCGGCTGAACCGGGATGTTGTAATACTCACGAATGGTCTTGTCTACGGCGGCGAGGTCGTTCTCGATCAGCGCATCGTTGAACATCCCAAGCGGGGTTTTCACGGTGTCCATCCCATCATTTCGAGTGCTGAACAGATACCGCCCATCCTGCACGACAGTTTTCAGAACGATGGTGAAGTACCCTTCCACGCAGACCTTCTCGTCCAGCAGCTTGCCGATGGTCTTAAACTTCTCGCCGCCGTCTCCGTCGCGTTCGCTGTGCCCGAAAAAGTAGACCACAACATCGTCCGGCAGTTCCTTCGCCCGCATCAGCAAGGCGTTGAAGTTGGCTGCCATGTCGGTGAACTTCTGGTATCCGGCGACTTTTGCGTTTCGCATGAACTCGCCAGTCATAAGATAGGTGGCATCGTCAATGACGATGGACTTACGCTTGGTGCTGTGGATTGCAGCATCAATCTTACCGTAGTCGTTTGTGATATAGGTTTTCATGTTGCTGCGGAACGGCAGCGGCTTGCCAAGCACGTTGATAACCGCAACCTGTTCCGGGTCAAAGTTCCGAAGCGAAGCGGATTTACCGCTGCCGGAGTGTCCGTAGACCATTACTAATACTGCCATTTTTCTTTCCTTTCTTCGGCTTCATTAGGCTTCATCGTTCTTACTTTGGCTTAATATGGCTGTACAAAATCAGCCAGTCATCAGCTCTGCCAACTGCGCACGGAGGTCTTTCAGCTCTGCTTCCCTGTCATCGATTTTAGACTGCAAATCCTCGATCTCAGCCAGACGGTCAGCTTCTTTGGCTTCTGCTTCCTGCTTACGGGTTAGGAAATACACCCCGTCCTCCGGTTCGTTTATTCCTCCGAATCTGTCAAGGTTAATCATCTTTTGGTCTCCCTCTCTTACGCTGCTCTTTGATTTGCAACGCACTGTACCACTGGTCTCTATCGATTTCGATTGTTGTCCAGCGATGGTTGCATTCAAGGCACTTCTTACGGCGAACTACGCTGTCATTGTCTGACCGACTGTCTGCCGTTGTAATGTTGTCGCTACCGCACATCGGGCATTTCATCGTGCATTCCTCCACTCGTTGGTGTGGTGAGGAATGCGTTTTACTTTGCGATTTTCCTGTTCAATACGTTCATTTTCAGAGCTGACCCCAATGGCACACAAGACGAGTGCTGCGGCGAGGAAGCTACACGAAAGGAAAA